AGCCGGATGCCGGCGCACCCGTTTATGCGGCCCGCAGTGGAGGCGGTGCGGCCAGGGTTCGCGCGCGCGTTCGAGCAGGTGACGACGATCGAGCAGGCAGAGGCAGTGGTGGAAAAAACGGCGCGAGATGTGGAGCGGATCGCAAAGCAAAATGCTCCGGTCGACACGGGCGCGCTTAGAAACAGCATCCACGTGATCAATGGAGACGTGAACCCGTGAACGGCATTGAGGCAGGGCTGTTCAGCGCGCTCGTCGCAGACACGGCGCTGATCGCAGAGCTGGGCGGAGAGACGGCAGTCTATAACCGGCACGCGCCACAGGGGCAGGCGCTGCCCTATGTGGTCTTTTTTCACGCCGGCGGCGGGCACGAGAACCAGAACCCGAGCGACCTGCAGAGCCATGTCTACATGGTCAAGGGCGTGGCGGGCGAGAGCAAAAAGGCGGGCACAATCGACGCATTGATCGTGGACTGCCTGAACGGATCGACGCTGACGGTAAGCGGGTACACCAATATCTACATGCGATGCGAGGACGAGGTGCAAGCGACAGAGGTCACGGGCACCGGGGACGTGGTGTATCACTGCGGGCACTACGTGCGGGTGCGCATCGACGATTAACAGAAGGGCGGATTATCCCGTCTCTACATCGCTACTGGAATCATCTGGCGGCGCATCATGGAGAGCAGATAAGAGAGCTTGTCTGCCATCCGGGGTGCGCCGTTTTGTTTTGTGATCACAATTCAAATGGAGGCCAAAAATGGCAGGAATCACGGGTACGAACTTGTACCTGGTCTTTGGGAGCAAGGTGCTGGATACGGATTACAGGTCTTTCTCCGACTCGGAAGAGATGAACCTGGTCGACCAGAGCGCGGGATCAGACACCGCGCGGACGTATCTGACTACGCTCAAGGATGGCACGGCAAGCGCGACGATCGTCGTTCAGTCCGGGGACACCGGGACATGGGGCGCGCTGGTGCCAGGGACGGAAGGTACTCTGGAGTGGGGACCGGAAGGCACTGCGGCGACCAAACCACGGCACTACGTCAATGCGATCGTGTCGACTCGCGAAAGGTCGATGGAGTACGCGGATCTGGTGGTTGCGGACATCGAGTGGCAATTCAGCGGGGCCGTGACCGACGACACGTACTAGCAGACAGGCGCGCGGATAAAAGGAGAGTCTATGAGCACGTTTACGATCAACGGCAAGGGCGTGACGGTCAAGTCCAGGTTTCCAGCAAAAGAAAACTGGGACTTGCCAAACGTCTTGATGTCGTTTGCGCGGCAAGATGAGGAGGCCGGGTTCGATCTGCAAAAGATCGTCCCGGTGCTGCCTCGGCTGATCGAGGATTGGGAGTTCCCGGGCGAACCGTCGGACGAAAAGGCGTACGGCAATCTGGACCTGTTTCGCGAGCTGATCCCGTTGGTGCGCGAGGTGAGCAAGACGCTGGGCAAGATGATGGGCGGGGACAGTGCCTCGGGGGAAGCGGGAAGCGCGTCTACCTAGGTATCCGGTTCGGCAAGCCGCTGCCGTGGACCTATTGGCGGCTGTGGCTGTGCGAGCGGTTCGGATGGGAGCTCGAGTATGTGGACGCGCTGGGCGTGCAAGAGGTGATAGAGATCATCGACGTGATGCAGTCGGCAGACACGGCGATCGCGCAAGAGCAGCGCAAGGCAAGTCGAGCGCGAGGCAGACGGTAGGGGTGGAATGAGGATGTAGGCTATCGCAACACAGATCGCATCGCTGTACGCAGAGATCGGGGCTGATCTCTCCAAACTGAACAAGGGGCTCTCTCAGGCGCAGGGGCAGATCCGGCAGGCCGGGAGCGGTATCCAGTCTGTGATGGGCACGGCTTTGGGTGTGTTCACAGGCGGGCTGATGACTGCTGCCGTGGGGGCGTTGAAAAACCTGGGGCAGTCGGCGCTGGGTGCAGCGGGGGACATGGTGGGGCTGGCGGGTGAGTTTGAGAGCCAGATGGCCGGCCTGGCGATCGCCGCGAGCAGCACCGGCTTGTCGATGGACAAGCTGCACGACGCGGCGATCGCGGTGGGCGGCGATACGAGGTTGTTGGGCGTGTCGGCGACAGGGGCTGCAGACGCGATGACCGGGTTGTTCAAAGCCGGCCTTTCGACAACGGAGATCTTTGGCGACTTTAACGGATATCTCGAGGAGGGCGCGCAGTTGGGCGGCGCGCTGCGGGCGGCGATCGACCTGGCAGCAGCGACAGAGCTAGACATGGTGCAGGCGTCGGACCTGGCGGCGATTGCGCTTGCATCATTCGGTAGCGAGCTGGAGACGGAGGCCGAGCGGGCAGATTTTGTCAACCAGGCAATGAATAATATGGTTCAGGCTGCTGACGCAAGCGTGGCTGAAGTGACCGGGCTGGCGGAGGCGTTGAAAACGATCGGCCCGACAGCAGCAGCGTTCGGGTTCTCTCTCCAAGATACTAACAACGCGCTCGCCATCCTGAGCACGCGCGGTATTCAGGGCGCAGAGGCTGGCACGGCACTCAAGTCGATGCTGACAAATATGATGCGCACGACGCCGGCCGTGACAGAGGCTCTCGAACAACTGGGGATCGAACTGTACGACGCGGCAGGTAACATGAAAAGCCTGCCTGACATCATTGCCCAGTTCGACGAAGCAATGAACGGCACGATTACAACCTACGAGGCCGTTAACCCACTGAACGAGGCGCAGACACAGTTACTCAATGATGCCAAAAAGTCTTACGAGGCCGCAACCGTTGCCATTCGCAATCATCAAGCCGGGATCAAAATTCTGTCAGAGACAAGTCTGGCAAAGTACCAAAGCCAGTTAAGCAACTCAGCCGATGTCATCAAGACGCTCGAAGAGGCGCAGGGCGGATTGATCCCTGTTACGCGCAATCTCACGGAGGAGCAAAGAAACCAGTACGTCCAGACTATCGCGGGCACCTATGGTATGAAGGCTCTCCAGACCTTGCTAGGCGAGGGCGTAGAGGGCTGGAACGCGATGGCCGAGGCCACAGCCAATGCGGCTGGCATTCAGGAGCAAGCAGCGGCAAAAGGTGCGACGTTTGCCGGGCAAATGGAGGCGCTCGAGGGCACGATCGAGACGCTCAAGATCACGCTGGGGGAGGCGTTGCTGCCGGTGCTGACCAGTTTCGCGAGCTGGGCGGCGGAGATGGTAGACCGCTATGGGCCGGCAATCGCCGAGGCGTTCTCGAACATCGTTTCGGCACTGGAACCCCTAGCCAATGCGCTAATGATGGCATTCGGCGGAGACACGTCAGCACTGATAGAGGGCTTGTACTTTACTCTCGAACAGCTATTCGGCTCCCAAATGGCTGATATGATCACGGGCTGGATAGATGGACTGGGCGGCGGACTCCAGATGCTCGGGCCAGTGGTGCAGACGTTCCAGGGCTTTCTCGAGCGGATGGGGGCGTGGTGGGCACAGTACGGCCCGGCGATTCGCGAGACGGCGGCAACGCTCTTTGATCGGTTTCGCGAGGTGCTGGCCGACCTGGCCGCAAACGTGGTGCCATTTGTACAGAACGCGCTGGACCAGATCGCGGCGTGGTTCGAGGCAAACGGGCCGCTGATCGAGAACTATGTGCGGGTGATCGGCGAGGTGTGGGGATACGTGTCCGAGCAGATCGGCGCGATGTGGCAGGTAGTGCAGCCAATCCTGCAACTCTTTCTTGACACAGCGCTCAGTATGGGGACGCTCTTTTTGCAGATGGTAGCAGGAGACTGGGCCGGCGCGTGGGAAACGCTGCAATCCATCGTCCAGAACGCGATTGCAGGGGTACAAGAGATCGCGCTGGCATTTTTGAACTGGATCGCGGGGTTTTTCGGTACGACTTGGGCGCAGGTCACGGCCATGTGGCAAGCAAACTGGGATCTCGCTCGCCAGATCGTAGAGCTAGCGTGGCAGGCTATCTTGACGGCGATCCAGACGGCATGGACGAACATCCAGGCGGCGATCCAGACAGCGCTGACAACCGTGAGCGCAGCGATTACCACGGCCATGACGGCCATCCAGACGACGTTCACCACAATCTGGACGGCAGTGTCAGAGTTTGTGACAGGGATCTGGAACACGATCCAGACGACGATCACGACGGTGCTGGGCGCGATTGACGCGCTGATCGGGGAGGACCTGCGGGCGATTCTGGCCTCGTTCCAAGAGATCTGGACGCTGATCTACGAGTTTGTGCGGGACGTATGGGAACAGCTTATCAGGCCGGCGATCGAGTCGGCGTTGGTTGCGATCTTGACACAGATCACAACGTGGCTGGCCTCTATCTTGCAGCAGTGGCAGACAGCGTGGACGGCGGTGTCGACGTTTTTGTCACAGGTATGGGCAGAGATATCGCGGGTGCTGGTAGCAGCTTGGAACACGTTACGCGCCCAGTTGCAACAGTGGCTCTCGACGGTACAGCAGCAGTGGCGGCAGGCGTGGGAGACGGTGCGGACGCTGCTGTCGCAGGCGTGGACGGCGATTCAGGCCGTGATCAGATCCGCGCTCGAGACAGTGCTGACAAACATTCGCACAGCGATCCAGAACGTGCTGAGCGCGTTTAGAGCACCGGACTGGGGCGGTGTGGGGCGGGCGATGATCGATGGAGTCGCAAGCGGAATTATGAGCAGAGCGCGGGCATTGGCAGACCGAGCGGCGAACGCGGTGCGCAACGCGATCCAGGCGGCGCGCAACGCGATGGGCATTCACTCGCCGTCCACTGTAGCACGAGAGCAGATCGGCGTGCCTATCGCCGAGGGCGTGGGCGAGGGCATGACGGAGGAGATGCAGCACCAGACGCCGCGAATGGTCGCACAGACAGCGCGCTCGTTTTGGGAGATCGGCGAGCTGGTACGGCGACAGGCGCAGCCGGACTTGCGGCGAGTGGCAGAGAACGTGGTGCGGGAAATGGACGACGGATACTCGACGGAGCTGCGCCGTGTTACGAATGAGAACATAGCTGAGACGGTGGACTCGTTCTGGAAGATCGGGGAGGCGATCCAGCGACAGGCGCAGCCAGACCTGCGACAAAAAGTCGAGGAGACTGCGCGCGGGGCACGGGAGGGATTCACGGGCGAGATCGACGAGCTGGTGCGCCAGTCCACGCAGGCCTGGAGCGAGTTCAGGCACTGGATGGTGACCTGGACAGAGCAAATGTGGGACGCGGTGGTGGATATTACGCGGCGCGAGACGGATGATGCTACGGAAGCCATTGGCGCGTTCATTCGAGATGTGACGCGGCTGTGGAGCGAGTTCCGACATTGGTTTGTGACGTGGACCCAGCAGATGTGGGACGCGGCGATCGACGCGACGGTGGCAGGGCTGATCGAGATGTACCGCGAGATGATAGGCACGCTGCGATCGATCCAGAGTTCGATCTTGAGGATGGGGGGATGGGAGAGCCTGGGACAGTCGTTCATCGACGGAATGATCCGCGGGGTCTGGCAGCGACAAGGGGCACTGGCTTGGACACTGCAACGGGCGGTGCTGGTTGCGATGCAGGCCGCGCGAGACGCGATCGACGCGGGGTCGCCGAGCCGGGCGACGGAGCGCGAGATCGGGCGCCCGATGGCCGAGGGCGTTGGTGTGGGCCTGGAGCGCGGCATGGCAGATGTGGAGCGATTGTTCACCGGCCGCCTGGCAGAACTGGCGCACCTACGCGCCGGCGGCAGTACGACGACGATCGATCGAGGGACAGAGCTGCACATCCACGGCGACCTGGTGCTGAACGGGGTACGGCGGGCCGACGACTTGCTCTACCAACTGCAGGCGCTGACGGTATAGGAGTAGGGCGTGAGCATTGTCACGAACCTCAGCATTGTGTCGTTCGACGGGCACAATATCAATGACGGGACGAGCTACGAGGCAGGCGTACGCCCGGGCAGTGAGTGGGGCTTGCCGAACGTAGGCGCGAACCTGGTTGCACGGCACGGCCGGCACCCGCTGGTCAGCGGGATCGAGCGCAGCGGGCGCGAGATTCGGTTCATCGTGCGAATTGTAAACTCGTCCAGTGTGTACACGCTGCGCGATCAACTGTTGCGCTGGTTTGATCCAGAGGACGAAACGCCCAAGACGTTCATCATCGAGGACAGCGATGGGAGCAAAGACCGCTACGTAAGCGCGATCTGCACGAGCTGCCTTCCGCTGGTGGGCGATGTGGCTGCCGTAGCCGAGGCATTCCTGGTGAGCCTGATAGTGCACGGCGACGTGCGATGGCGGTCGACAAGCACGAGCACGACTGTGTGGGGCGTGACGGCGAGCGGACAGACAACGACGGTTAGCAATGCGGGCACAGATGACGCATATCCAACCATCACAGTCAAGCCGACGGCAGCCAAGAGCGGGAGCGGGTACATCTACCGGCGGTTCGTGGCCATCCGCTGGCGCGTGTCCGCGGCGTTCTCGAACTACCCGACGGACGTGTGCGACGACTCGCTGGACACAGATGCGTTGGTCGAGACGGCAACCACCACGACACTCAACGGCGCGCTGGCACAGGCCGCGGCGACGATCACGCTGGCCAGCGCGGCCAGTTTCCCCACCTCGGGAATGGCGTACATCACAGACGGGGTGAACGGGGACGAGCAGGTTTCCTGGACAGGCAAGAGTGGAAATGACCTGACCGGGGTTACACGCGGGATCGGCGGCACGAGCGACGTAAACCACTTGGACGGGGATACTGTGGCACTGTCCAAGATGCTGGCCAACGGCGCAGACTTGCGCGTGGAGGTGGACGGGACAGAGGTCGATCGTTGGCTGGACGGGATGGACACGGCAACCACCAAGGCGTGGGTGAACCTGAACTGGAGTGCAGCGTGGGCGGGTACCATCACATCCGGCATCGGCGCGGGTGACACGGTTACGTCGATCACGGTGAACGAGGCGACCACGGGCGCGCCGTCTACAGGCATCCTGTGCGTAAACTCGGAGTATTTCACCTACACCTCCAAGAGCGACGCGACCAAGACGTTTTCGGGTGTGACACGTGCCGCCAAGGGGAGCAGCGCGGGCGCGCACAGCGCAAGCGACGCGTGCTGGTGGGTGCAGCACGACATTTGGCTCAAGTACGGCAACTATGCTGCCTCGGCGCCCAGCGTGGACTCGGACTACGAACCGGCGTTCGAGCTGGACCACTCGACGAACACGTCATGGGTATACGAGGAATTTGGCGAAGACGACGGGCTGCGGACAGGGCAGTGGACGCAGAGCGTGATCAGCGGCTCGCCAACATTCTATGGCGGGAACCGAGGCGCGGGCGCGGATCCGTGGGTCGAGATCGGGATCGATCCGGCCTATGATCACGCGGGCCGTCTCCAGTTGTACAACCCATGTGGATTTACAAACGTCAACTTTTCCAACGGCGAAAAGTACGCTGAGGAGACAGGGCACTGGTCCAGCGCGGTCCAGAGCAGCACCAATGGCTCCAATTGGACCACGGAATACGCCATCCCGGCCCCGGCAGGAGCGAGCAACTGGGAGGCGTGGAGCGACAACGAGGCGCTGACGACGGGGAGCCTGTACATTGCTCTGTCTCTGCTGCAAGGCTGGAGCGTGGCCAACTACCGCACGTGGGTTGAGGCGGCGGATTGCACGATGACGCTCAACAGCTCGAACACGCCGGCGGTCACGATCGGCAGCGAGTCTACGCCGGCCTACAACCTGGCGTGTACGGTGACCAACAACACGACCAGCAAGGCGATCGAGCTGGCTTACCAGATGGACGTGAACGACTCGATCGAGGTGGACACGGATGCCAAGACGGTGACCGATAAGGGAGACGAGTCGTCACAGTTCCAGGCACTGACGCTGACGGGGGGCCCGCGCCGAGACTGGCTCAAGCTGGACCCAGGCAACAATACGATCCAGTTTGACGACACAGGCACGACGGGCGTTACCGTAACGGTGGCATACATTGCGCGCTACTACTAAAAGGAGCAAGAGCGAGATGAAGCGAGTAAAACAGGCGGCGATCGGCGCAGCGATCCTGTTGGCGATGGGCGGATTATGGTTGGTAGTGGCCCAGGCGCCGGCTATCGTGCTGCTGCCAGGGGAGAGCGTGGCCGTACAGTGTGCGACGTGCGTGCCGTGCGAGCCGACGGCGACGGTGGCGCCGACGGAGACGAGCACGGTGGCGCCGACGAGCACGCCGACAGTGACCAGTACGCCTGTGCCAACGAACACGCCGACGGCAACGAGTACGCCAGTGCCAACAAGCACGCCGACAGTGACCAGTACGCCAACACAGGAACCGATAGACATGGTCCTCGACAATGACACCTCGCCGGGCTGGTTTGTCGAGGTGGGGCAGGATGACTGGATCTTGTGGGACAACGGCGGAGAGCCGCACGAGCAGTTATGGGGACCGAATCATCGATCAAACGTGATGCTGGGTGGCGGATCGGATCGGGCGGGGTGGACGTTCGAGGTGCCCTCGGGCACGTATGAGGTGTATGCGTGGTGGTTTGCGTCAAGCTGGAGACCGCATGATGTGCCGTACACGGTGATTCACGCAGGCGGAGAGACGACGGTGCGCGTGGACCAGACGCTGAACGGCGGGCAGTGGAATCTGCTGGGTGTATGGGCATTCGAGGGGCTCGGCACAGTATACGTGTCGGATGACTGCGAGACAGGAGAGCGGGGGGTGGTCGCGGATGCGGTGCGGATCGTAGCGGTCGAGGGAGTGCCGACGTCGACGCCGGCGCCGACGTCGACCAACACGCCAGAGCCGACAAACACGCCAACGGCGACACAAACGGCGACGGCAATACCCACTGCGACCAGTACGCCGACGGCAACGGCGCAGCCTACAGCAACGCCGTTCCCGACGATTACGCCGTCACCTGGCAGCGTGATCGAGATTGGATCGTCCTACTGCGGGCAGCAGATCGCGATCCCAGACGGAACCTATGCGCGGCTATTGATCTCAGCATCGTGCAGCGCGAGCGCTCCGCTAGAGATCGTCTCGGAGACGGATGGCGGCGCGCGATTTGACGGAAGGCTGGAGCCGTGCTCGAGCGGCCTATGTCCGACGTGCAGCTTGTCGGGAGCCTCAAACGTGACGCTGCGAGGGGTGACCTGCCACCACAGCCAGGACATGGTGGTATCTATCAACGGATCGAGCGACGTCGTCATGGATCGCGTGACAGCTTATGAGGCCGGGCCAGACTACTCGGATCACATCGTAGAGATCTACCGGGTGCAAGATGTTCTGCTGGAGGATTGCGCGGCGACCGGACGAGGCAGGAACCCTCTACTGGTGTACGAGAGCGATCGGGTTACGGCAAGACGGTTTTTCGGGCGCTACGTGACCAATGGAACGCTGCAGGGCGCCGACATGTTTCAAGTGTACGGCAGCGCAGACACGCTGCTCGAGAACTTTGTCGGCGCACGCGCGCCGTCAGACATCTATGTCGACGCCGGACAATATTGGTACGCGACCTGGAACCGGGACACGGACAGAGTGGACCGGAACGCGCTCATTGGAAGTGTGCTTGTGGGCTACGACTATCATGGTCTGAATGTCATCTCGGCAAATCAGCAGCTACACGAGAACAGCGTCCAGAACACGGTGCTGATCGGGAACGAGACCGGTCAGGGATACGGCACTCCCTACAGCGGCGTTTTTCAGCGCGCGGACGACGCTTTCACAGCAGATCACCTCACGCTCGTGCATCACCAGGCGGCATACAGAGTAAGCCACGACGGCAGCAACCCCTGGTTTGACATCGTCGGCAGTCTGACGAACTCGTCCATCGTGGATGCAAGTACGGGGCTGGCAGTGGCCGACTACAGCGAGATCAATGTCAGCCTGGACCATCACGATAACAACTTCTGGGACGTGGACACACTGTACAGCGGAACGCAGGCCGGGACAAATGAGACGCAGATCGATCCAGGCTACCAAACCGATCAGTATGGCAACGGAGCATATCTGTTAGGATCGCAAGTGATATCAGATATCGGCGCGCTGGTGCTCTACCAGTCTGTGGAAGGCGAGATCGGGGAGGTGCCGCTTTGGCCCTGGCCGCTGGAAGCGCGCATCTGCGCCGAGACAGCAGAGCTGCTGGGCGCTGGGGTGAGCGTGACCTACGAGTCCAGCCAGGTACAGTACGACTATGATGGCGATGGCCAGGTCGAGACCTACAACTGTTCGGGTGGCATCTGGCGCACGCTGGACGGGGTGTACTGATGTACTGGTATCACGTTGCAAACGACAGGGAGATCCGCCCAAAGTATTATTTGTGCGGGTTTCCCAAGAGCGGCCTGCACATGATCGAGCAGATGGTACAGGTTGTTTGCACGCCCATGCCTGGAGATGGAATCCGGCAGACGAACGAGTGGATGGGAACGTACATCGCGAACGGCTGGTCGATGCAGACCAAAAGCGCGGAGACGTTCTGTGCCCTGGCAGCCAGGACCCGAGCGGGCTGTTACATGAAGGGACACACAGGGTACAACGAAGAGATCGCGCACTGGCTAGACCTGTCTGGGATAGCAACTGTGTTCATATACAGAGACCTGCGCGACGTAGCAGTCAGCCAGGCGCATCACATCCTGGCTACGGATGGTTCGCATCATCACCCGGGCAAAGACGCATACAGATTACTTGAGATGGAAGGTGGATTTGATGCAGTGCTTCTGGCGGTGATCGAGGGACTTGGACCATTCCCCGGCGTAGTGAAACGCTGGGCCGAGTATGCTCCGTGGATTGACTGTGGGTGGGTGCACTCGGTACGGTACGAGGACGCCTTGGCGAACCCGTACGAGGAAGCGGTCAGACTGATCGGGTACGGGATGACACGGGTGTTCGACTCGTTCGAGGAAGCGCAAGAACGCATCAAAGTAGACGAGGGAGCGCTAAACCGCTTTGCAGAGGAAGCGGTCAAACGAAAAGGAAACACGAGTGCGTCGGTGACGTTTCGTGAGGGCAAGGTGGGCGGGTGGCGCGAGGTGTTCAAGCAAGAGCACGTCGCAGCGTTTCGCAGAGAGGGCGGGGACACGTGGCTGATGAAACTCGGCTATGAGGAGTCTATGAAATGGCAGGAGTGACAAATCGGGGCAAGTTCAACATCCTGGATCACGTTTTCAGAAACAACGCGATCCCGACCAACTTTTACGTGCGGTTGGTCACGTCGGCCACAGCGCCGACCGCAGATACAAACGTCGCGAGCGACCTGACCGAGATCAGCGCAGGGAATGGGTATAGCGCGGGCGGGTACCAATTGAGCCGCAACGCGACGGATTTTGACACGCTGACCGAGGATGACACAAACGACCGCGGCCTGGTGCAAGTTAAAGACGTGGTGTGGACGGCGAGCGGAGGGAGCATTGCCGGGGCACGGTATGCAGTGCTGACGGACGACAACACGTCAGACAGCGCGCGGGACGTCTATGCGTACTGGGACCTGTCAAGCAACAGGACGATCAGTGACGGGCAGACGCTGACCCTGCAGGACCTCGAGATCAGGATCAACGAATCATAAACCAAGTCGGAGGCAGTTATGAACGTCCTGGCTTATGTGGACATGGACGAGGCACGCACAGAGCAGGATCGCCGTGCGTTGGAGGTGCGGGCCGCAAACGCTCGTGCCGAGGCGATCGCGCGCGAGATTGACAGAGGCGCGGCGCCAGAGGTCGCGCAGGCCGCAGGTGACGAGGAACGAGAGCGAGTGCTTGCACAGCCGTACACCTGGTATGAGACTGAGCCGCATCGGATGTATCCGCCGACGATTGCGCACATTCTGGAGCAGCTGCAGACAAAAGATCGGCCGGGAGACAGAGCGCTTCGCAGATTCTACGACGAGGCGCGCAGAATGCCAGCCGAGGCGTGGCTATACGCGCTTGAGCCGTATTCGCCAGGCGCAAGCGAGGCCTATTTGCTCGCCCGCGCGCAGGCGCTGGAGCTGGCCCGCAAGTGGTTCTCTCGCGAGCTGACTCTGGCCACAGGTACCCGCGTCGGCCTACACATCAAGCGGGATCCGGAGGGGCGGTACAAGCTGGGCGTAGTTTTGTAGAGGGCCAATGGCCGAGATTTTCAGCGACAACTTTAACAGCGGGGCCTGGTCGGCAGGCTGGGACGATGATTCGCACGTCGATGGTACGGATTTGTCCGTTTCCGATACGGCGGCACTGGGCGACTCGGCGTATGGGCTGCTGTTCAACATAGACGACCAGACAGACATCTACCTGTATGAGGGGCTCTCTGCGCCTGGTAGTGGTATCGTGCGGTTTCGGACCTACTTTCATCCCCACACGCTGACGATGGCGAACAATGACGAGTTTCATTTTCTCGACCTCGTGCTGTCGGGTGCGCCGTGGCTGCTGGTCTCGTTACGTCTCAAATATGTCTCGGGCACGGGCTATCAGCTCGTGACCGCAGTCTATAACGACGCAGGCATATTGGACACGAACGTGACCACCGTGTCAGACGCGGAACACTATGTCGAGGTCGAGTGCGTCCAGGCATCGGGCGCAGCAGCCAACGATGGCACGTTTGAGGTGTGGTTGGACAGCGTGAGCCTGGAGGATTGGGCTGGCGTAGACGTCTACGACGCGTTCGACGATCTCTCTTATATCTGGTACGGGCTGGACCAGCTAGACGCGGGGACGTCCGGCACGTTCTTTATGGACGAGTTTGTCATCAACGACGACGGGAACGAGATCGGAGAGGCCGGGATTACAGTGGCTCCAAGCGCCCTGACCGTCGTCGCTGCGGTGGTAGCGCCTACCGTCGTGCTGGGCAGTGTATCTGTGACGCCAACGGCGATCAGCGCAGTGATGGCCAGCGTGGCGCCTACGACGGTCCTGGGGAGTATGACTGTTGCGCCGGCCGCGATCAGCGCGGTGGCGACTGTCGTCAATCCAAGCATCGCGAGTGGGTTCTGGTTGACGCCAGCGGCCATCACGGCGGTAGCGTCGACGATTGCACCTACTACCGTGTTGGGATCGATGACCGTTACGCCCAGCGCGCTGACAGTGGTGACGGGCGTGGTCGCGCCGACCACTGTTTTGGGATCGATGACGGTTACGCCAAGCGCGTTGACCGTGGTCCCGTCTACGGTTGCACCGACGGTGGTCCTCGGCTCGATGGCCGTAGCCCCGACGGCGACGAGCGTGGTGGCCATTACTGCGCCGACGTTCCTGTTTGTGATCGGCAACAACCTGCCGTCTATCAGTGTCGCACCAGGAGTGCGCTGCCTGGTCGGCGACACAACCGGGCGGCTGCTGGCAGAGCTGGAGGTGGACATTGGCCCGGTCTCGTGGAGACTGAACGCGATTGGCCGGGCAGAATTCACGATCGCGCAATCCGACGCCAAGGCGACGGAGGATTACCTTGGGTTTGGGAACCGAGTGCTGTTTCAGTTTGAGAATGGGCTGCCGGACTGGGGCGGGATGATCGACGTGCCACGCACATGGAACGCAGACGGCACGATCACATGTACGGCCTATTCGGGCGAGTACATTCTGGGCACGCGCAGAACAGGCAAGACCAAGGAATTCACCGGTAGCACACCCGGCACAATCTTTCAGACGTTGCTGGCAGATGCCAATGGAGTCGAGGACACAGGAATTGCGGCGGGCACAATCTGGACAGGAGGGTCAGCGTTCGCGGTAACCTATCACTACGACGATCTGCTGCAAATCACGCAGGACCTGCTCATCCAGCGTCTGGCAGATTATGACTACTGTATTGTGGCGTCAAAGTCGGGAGGTTCGATCGTTTTTACAGCGAACTTTTACCAAGAGCGGGGAAGCACCAAGGCAGCCGCAGCATTGATCGAGGGGCACAACGCGGTAGACGTGCAACTAGCAGAGCAAGGTCCAATCGTGAACGTCTGGACAGCAGTCGGGGCCGGCAGCACTTGGGGCGACGAGAGGCTGACAGGCACAGACAGCGATAGCGCGAGCATCGCGGCATACGGGCGACGCGAGGGGCACGAGGCACACAGTGATCTGGAAGAGCAGGCAGCGCTGACGGCAATCTCGGACACACTTGTGGACCAATACAAAGACCCGCAGAGTATCTTGACGCTGAGCGCGCTGGACAAGGCGCCGGCATTGTTTGCGGACTATGACGTAGGCGATACGGTGCGGGTCTGGCTGCATAGTTACGGATTTGGCGGCTACAATCACCTGGTGCGCGTGCTGGGGCGCGAGTACGATCCCGAGAGCGGGCGCTGCCAGTTGGTCGTGAAAGAGAATGACTGATGGGACAAAATCACCACCACAGCCTGGTGGCTCGAATGGCGATCTCGCATAACCTGATCGAGCGGATCGAGGAGCTCGAGCGGAGGGTGCGCACGCTCGAGCGCAGCCATCCGGGCGCGGCCGGCAACGAGGCGGGCAACCTGGCACACTTTGACGGAAACGGTATCCTGGACGCGAGCCGCGTGGGGATCGAGGTGCCCATGAGCACGGCCGATGTGGGCAACCCGCCAACTGCCGCGCAGTGCGTGACCGCGTTCGGAGCGGCCAGCCTGGGCGATGGGGTGCGAGGTGTGATCGACGATGCGGACGGGGGTGCTACGCTGTGGCTGATCTGTGTGGTGAACGGGGTATGGGGTGCGGAGCAATTGACCGTGCTCAGCTAAGGAGAGAACAATGAATCTCACACGTGGATACAATGCAGTCGAGCTGTTCCGCGCAGGCCAGGAGTTTCCGAATAACCTGGCGCCGGCAGCTCTCGAACCGGAGATGGCGCTGGATGCGTTCTTTGCACAGCTCGAGGCGGCAGGCGTGAACAAACTGCGCGTCAAGTTGTACGATCCGGCGGAGTGGATCGCACAAGCCGCGCCGATCGTCGAGGCGGCACGTGCGCACGGCGTGCGCTTTCACGTCGTGGCGTTTGGAAATGAGGAGTTTACAAGGGGCTGGGGCGCGAATGTTTGGAACGTGTGTAACGGCGGGTGGCTTGTCAACGCAAACAGCGCGTTTACAGAGCAGCGCGCGATCGCTGCTGCGCAAGCACGGATTGTCGCTATTTGCGAAGCGCTGGGCGATACGGTCGGCGCATGGGAGCTGTGCGCAGAGATGGGTAGCGGATTGTGTACGCCTGAGTTTCTCGGCGCAAGCGGCTGGAACGACGAATACACCAGTCGCGTGCGCAGCATCCTCGTACAGTGGGTGGAAACGATGGCCGAGTACGTGCATAGCGTCCACCATGCGCCAGTAGGCAACGGGCAAATCTTTGCCCCGAAGGGGCTGGGCCGGTTTCCGGGCGATGTGCGCAATGAGCCGTTTTGTGCGCCCTCCCTGGACTTTGCGCTGATCAACTGGTACGGCGGGACGCTGACCGATCAGCTCGTGTGGCTGCGCGCTTGTCAGGAATACTGCAAAATCCCGGTGCGCATCGAGCAATATGCGCCCTGGATCCCACGGCCGGAGGTGCCAGCGCCATACGACGCGCCAGAACCTGAACCTTATACTCTATCTAAGGCTCGCGAGTGGGCCGCTCTCTGTGGCGAGTTAGGCGGCTATGCGCTGCGGTGGCCAGAGATCCGGCCTCGAGGCAACTGGCGCGCATGGTACGGCACGGCCAGTCCACAGATGAGCGAGATCGCCGGCGTGACGTGGGAGTTTGCGCAGCACGTGGGCCTCGACGGCTGGGTCGGACGCGGATGGGCCTACGACGACGGGATCAAGGGCGACGGCTTGCAACTTGTGTCATCCTGGGGCGACGGACGCCATGTAACCGCGTTTGCGACCTGGGACAGTGACGGCGACAAGGCGCTCACGGTGTATGGTCTGAACGATGGGAACTACAGCGCGCGCGTGTTTGATTGGATAACCGGGCAGCAGGTGGCAAACGATACGGCAGTAGCAGCACACGGAGCGCTTGACCTAGTCAACCTTCCAGCATTTGACGGAGCGCTGGCGCTGTGCGTGTCGCCAGTTGTGCCCGTACCAGAGCCGCCAAGCGATACGCCGCGTATCGTGCTTGCCGTGCACGACATGGAGACAGGCGCGCACCGGGCGATCGAGCTGGAGGTGGGCAAGCAGTATGCGCTAGAGGTGGAGGCGATGGGATGATCGCTCTTTACGCCATTCATGGCAAAAACGATCTGGACTATCCGCCGGGCTATGTAGTATTGACGGAGGGCATCGGCCACAGTCCGAACGACAAAGGCGGAGCGGATTACAGCGAGCTGCGACAGATGCCGATCGTGCGGCTAAACAACGGATACGGAAAAGCGGGTACGATTCCAAACGAGGCGTGGTACGGCTCGTTTTCCGCGCGCGTTGCGAACTTTGTCGCGGCAAGCAAGAACTGCTCGCGGTGGATCATCGGCAATGAGCCGAACCACAGCCAAGAGCGTCCAGACGGCAAGCCTATTCTGCCAGGCCAGTACGCACAGTGTTACAGCATGTGTCGGAATGCGATCCACGCGCTGCCGGACCACGAGCAAGACGAGGTGCTGCTGGCCGCGATCGCCCCGTACAACAACCAGACCACGTACCAAGACAACGAGTCGGGCGACTGGGTGCAGTATTTCCGCGACGTGCAATCCTACCTGCCGGCGCATATAGATGGCTTTGCCTTGCACGCCTACGCACGAGCACAGACGCCGGCCGCGGTGACCAGCGAGGACCGGATGGGCAAGCCGGGAGAGGCGTTCAATCAGTACCACAACGGGTTTCGCTGTTACAGGGACTGGATGAACGCGATCGCGCCGGCGCACAGAGGCAAGCCCGTCTACATCACAGAGTTTAACGCGGGCGGCGCGTGGACGGACGTCGATACAGAGTTTGTGGTCGAGGCATACTTAGAGATCGCGGATTGGAACGATTCGCACTCAGATCGGCCAATCTCGTGCCTCGCGCTCTATCGGTGGCAGACGGACAAGTGGATCATCAAGGACAAGCCGGCGGTTATTGCGGACTTTATGCATGCCGTCGAGCTGCATCTGACGCAGCCGCCAGTTACAGAACCTGAACAGCCAACGGAGCCGGACGAGGAAACGGAACGAGACACGCGGCTGGCGCTGTTGGAGGTGCAGGTGGCGCAGACAGAAGCGCGGATACGGCAGCTCGAGGCGACGGCGGCGAGCCTGGCAGACCGGATCGAGTTTGCTGGCAGAGCGCTACTAGGCGAGCAGTGATTACCCATCACGGCCGCAAAACAGGCGACCGCTGCACATGCGGCGGTGCTGTGCTGCTGGTGCTTACGGTGACCAATGAGCAAGGTACGGCGCATCTCTACAAGTGTGCGGCGTGCAACAAGCTAGGAGCGAGCTATGAACAGGATTACAGCAAAAGGCGTCCGTTTCTCGATTCTCTTGGTAACGTTGCTGGTGTGCTGCGTGTCTTTGCCGCAGAGCTGGGCACAATCGGGGCCGGTCCTGCAAAACGCGAACTTTGACGGAGGCTTTACGGTACGCGAGGCCCAAGAGGTCGAGGTTGCGACGGGCTGGGACTACAGCTATATGAGCGGGGATGACCGCTGGTGCCGAGCACCGTGCTACCGTCCAGAGTTCAAGCCAGAGCAGCAGATCGTCGTCTCGGGCAAGTCACAGCGATGGTTTACCACGTTTGCCCGCCACTATGCCGCAATCCACCAGACCGTCAACGTCGAGGCCGGCGCGTGGTATCGGTTCTCGTGCCAGGCGTACGCGATCTCAGAACCGGACGGGCAGCTCGCCGTGCGGGTGGGCGCAAACCCCTGGAATGCCGGCGTGTTCGATTCTACGATGATCTGGGGGCAACAACAACCGTGGGCATCCTATCGGCAGTGGCACCAGGTCGAGGTCGTGTTCCAAGCGTGGAGCGATCGCGTGCGCGTGGCCGTGGGCAGCGTGCCAAACTATCCAGTCAAGAACAATGCGGCATACGTGGACAACTGCGCGCTCGAGCGCGTCGAGGTGGGCGGCGAGTGTCCAGAATGCGAGGATTGCCAACAGTGCGGCGAGGGATGCGACATAGAAACGGTAAAGGCCGCGCTGCGAGAGGTGCTGCGCGGCCTGCGGTGGGTGGTAGAGTAGAGGCTGGATTGTGCCTGTGATCATAAGTCTAATGCCGGCCGCGTGCAGAGATAGACGGCCCGATGTGGAGCGGGTACAGGCCGTGGCTATAGACCACGATCACGCTGGGAAATGGCGCGGAGCCCTTTGTGCCGACAAAGCGCAGCCTCCCATCAATGAACCGTAGCACTTTTGCGCCGTGCATCACTGTATCGTGCCACCATCTGGTATCAGTCCGCACAGGCAAAAGAAACACGGCTCTCTGGAGGCGCTTGTAGTGGATCTGGTGGACGGCGCGCGCGGTCCACAATCCAATATCTCGACCGTAGGGAGGATTGCACCAAACAGAACCCTCCCATCTACGCCGAAGCCCGTTATCGGCTGGAGTATAGTAGTTCCAGCACTTCGCGGTTTTTTTCGTTGCACAGACGTCGAGTGTGAACTTGTATTCAGCGTCCAACAAATCAAACAACCACTGGGGCGTTTCAAGGCCTTGATCGTTAGAGCTAAAGAGCACGTTGCTGACCACGTCAGAAACCATCCTTTGATCTGGCGCTTCCGGCAGTGGGGGAGGGCTGTATCGGCCTGTTTCGTCTATGTCCGGTAACGTTTGTTATCGGACATAGAGATATGTCTCGCGTGCTGGTGCGCCCTCCCCCACCCTGGAGTATCGCGCTGCCGGTTTCGTTGACTACTGCCGAGTAGTCAACTTATCAGAACAAAGCCAATTGGCCCACGTGTCCAAGATTCAGAATATCAGTTCTCACAGGCAGAGCGTGCTTGCCGGCGAATCGCTGGATCGATTCCAGCAGCAGACTCTCCTCTGACCGATCACGCTCCAGCGTCCTTTGCCTGTAGACATTCGCATCTCTCACCAACTCAGCTTCGTGTTGAGCAATGTTCTCCCGCACATGCAATAGCTCGACATACATCCAAGACAGAGAGACCAATGGTGGCAAATGGTCTACTCGAGCAGCATAGTCAATTACATAGCGATCAGGTGACCACCACAGCCCAAGATACCCAGGATACTGGAGCGAAATGTGCGTCCAGGTCCCAAGCATCTTTACAGATTCTGTTGGCCGATGCACCGGATCTTCTACATCTACATGCTGACATTCAAAGACACCACCAGTCCAGATGTTTCGCCAGATTGAGCCAACCATATCTTCCAATCGCCAGGGCAACGCCAAAAAGCTATCTCGACTAGCATCACGCCGATGCCTATAGCAAGCACGCGTCTCCACTGGATCCGTCACATTTGGTGGCAACTGGGCGTATATTTTAGTCATCGTCGCCTCCTAGTATCCACATTAGCGGAACCGCCTCGATCCTGTTCCGCACCGTACAAGAGCATCATTCGTTCAATCGTTGACTACTGCCGAGTAGTCAACTTATCGGAACTCTTGGCTAATCCTGATCTGCATCTGAAATCTCTGCATCACCGGGATCGATGGGCCTCAGCCATGCCATCACGTTCTGGCCGTTGCGGATAGCTCGACCACGGTCCTCTCGCTCAGCCACCTCTTGCGCAGCATACAGATCATTGGTGCCGGATTCGATGAGCAAAAACAGTATGTTCGCGCTGATAGAGATAGAGCGAATCTCATTGCTTTCCTCAATGTGTAACCTGACTTGCAATTCCTCGTCCATCACTTTGCCTTTCTGCGGCTATGCCGCGTGTCCACATTAGCGGAATCCATCACGCCGCTTCCCTCTCCCCCTCAATCCCATTCCGTGCGCACCACACCCGCATATACGCACGCGGCGTTTCTGCGGCCATCTCTGCATACGTCGGCTGCTCGTCGCCGACAAAGTAGCCCACGGTGACAGCTTGGATCGGTTCGGTGGTGTTCATCAGATTAGGCCGCCATAGATGTATGTTCTCTCACGGTTGACCAGAAGCGTGTCTGTCTCGGCATCATAGCCCATACAGATCACAGCTTGCTCTCCTGGCATGCCTAAACCACACGCATTCGCAGGACCAGCAAATGAGCGGAGTTCAATCGTGCGCTCGCGATAGTACATCTCTGGTATGTGCTTGATTGCCATTCCGCGATCATACCATTTGCGCACGCCGAATAATTCGCCGCCGATGCGCAATAGCCGCGCGCGCCATCCTGGGCGGCGGCGCACCTCATCATAGGCCGATGTAACCAGTACGGGCGGAACCACGGCGAACCGACATTCTATCTGATCCACGTACACGACTTTGGTTTGTTCACGGTTCACCTGTGGGAATGCCTGGCGAACAATGTCAAGCCAGCGATCAAGATCAAAGCTGATTCTCATTCTGTTCATTGTCTACTCCTACTAGCGGACGCCTTCTCAGCCAATCGCCACGCCAAATCAAACGGCATGGCCCTTGCTGCCAACCGTGCCATCCAGTGCGGTACCCCGTATCGTCTCAATGTGCCATAAGCAAAAGAGCGAGTCTCGGCTTTCATCCGCTCAAACGCCTCCGCCAGGCCACGCATCGCTGGCACCAGCTTCTGGGTTGTCTCCATCATCCACTGGCCAAACACGGTATGCAACTCCTCCACCATGCCCGACCAACTGTGCTGTAACGCCTGCAATGTCTTACCTGTATCCGTCTCCAACCATTCCTCAAACGTCATTACCGCCTCCGCATCTGCATTAGGATCATAATTCTAATCTAATCCTCGACGCCCAACTCGGCGATCCAGCCGTCGAGGTCGCGGTCAAAGCGCTGCTCCAGCTCGCGCTCGGCGCGGTCGGTATCTTGCTGGACACACCACAGCGCCAGGCCGTAGGCCAGGATGTAGAGCAGCACGCACAGGCCAAGAAAGAGGAGCAGGTAGAGCGCGCCAAGTGCAACCAGCATTACCATCACACGGATCGTCATAGTTGAGCCTCCTCGATCAGGACCTCCACGCCAGGGTTCTCGCGGTCGATTTCCTTGTAGGCGTGGGTCTCGAACACATAGCGATCGTCGGCGATCACGCCGGCCTTTTGCAGCGTGTCGAGGATCAGCTCGACGGAGAGATCGGGCCGGCGCGAGGCGTAGCGGACCCAGAACGTGATTGCGAGTGGTCGGTCTGGACTGCCAACTTGCAGCCTGGCATCATCCGGGATCTGGCACAAGGCGGAGAGCGTCCATTCGATCGCCTTCGCGCTCTTGATCACACGCGGGCGATCACTGCGGGCGTCGCGCACGATGCGCCGGCTGTTGCTTTTTCGCGGTGGCTGACCAGAGATAGAGAGCCGGATCGGAGTCATTTCTGCACTCTCTCTCTGAGCTGCTCCAGTGCACTCCCCCACCCATCTCGATCGTGCGCCTGGCGGGCGAGGGCGTTGACGGTTCTCGGGGACAAGTCGCCGTCTGCGATCGCGCGTTTGGCGATATGCCAGAACGCGAGCCGGGGATCGTGGCCGTTATCGTTTCCAGGAGCGCCACGCTCGGCGTCGTCGGCTGCTTTCTCTGCCTCGGCCTCTGCGACCAGATCGGCCAGATAGTGGCCGGTGTAAGGCTCTTGCCAGGTAAGCTGGCATCTGCGCCGAGGACTCCAATCCACGCCGGCGGCAATGGCCCGGTAGCGCTCGAGCTGGCTGTACGACTGGCCGCCACGCGGGTGCTCAGCGAGGTCGCCGGCTTTCAGCCACCGGGCAGCAAAGGCCGGGGTCAGCCAGGCCGGCAGGACGATGGTACGTGGCGGCAAGTCTGCGTGACGAGGGATGTAGGCTAGCGAATCGCTTGTTGTGTGCACGTATACACCTTTCCGAATGTATCGGGCTTGATCGGCCATACCTCACCGCGGCTCGTATCGAACACGATCCAATCCCCGGCATCTGCATAGGCCAGGCCGCGCCGGGTCATGATGGACAACTTGTGTCCGACGACCTTGAGCCCGAACCGCGCCCGGTCCTCTGGGGAAAAGGCATCGGGCGGGATACAACTGCCGTCCCACTGAAAGGCCTGCACAGGCGTGGGTTGGTGAACAAACGTGCTCCATTCGACAACCATCGAAACTCCTTTTTCCTCCCCCCACGTCTACAACTTGAAAGCGAGCTGTCGCGCTGTCTCCAGCGTCGGCTTGAGCGGCTCGGTGTGCCGGCCGCGGATGATAACGATATGCGGCTGCCCCTCGGGCGGGTCGACCATCACACTGACGACGTGATGGTCGACGTCGGCCCAGGCGTGCGTCGGCGTCGCATCGATCCAGTGCAGCGGCGCGCGGTAGTGCTCCTGGGCCTGGGCTTTGAGGTCGGCAAGGCGGGGCGGCATGGGCCTACCCGCCCCGCCCGAGGCTCAACGTGCCGGCCGCCGATCCGATGTGGAGCTGCACCGGCTCGGGCGCGTCATAGTCCGCGGTGTGGCGGTGCTCGGTCTCCTCGCCCACCTTGTCCAAGAGCGCGGCGACGTCGGAGCACCGCTTGCCCTTGATACCAGACACCTCGCCCTCGACGGTCTCGCCATCTGCGCTAATCGTGATGGTCAGTGTGAACTCTTGCATTAGATCCTCCCTGTGACCTTGATCTGGATGACGCCGGTGGGAAGGTCGATCCGCTCGGTCCGGTAGCCTTTGGCTTGCGCCTGCGACACGGTCGCAGCGTAGGCGTACTCGCGGCGCACGGTCTGGCGAATCTCTGAGCACTTGCTCACGTGGTGATCCCACTCGCTGACGATCTCGACAAACTGCGATCCGTCCCAGTGCCAGCCGATGTCATTGGACAGGCGCCCGATCTGATCGCGACGAACGACAAAGGTCGCGGTCTCTGAGCGTTCGTCGTTCTCGTAGCCATAGAGAGTTGACTCTGTCTGTCCCGGTCGAACTTCCTCAAAAATAACGCCGGTGGCCTGGAGCGCGGCGCGCAGGTGCACGCGGCTGGTGTACTGTGTTTTGAGTTTGCGATAGTTGCTCACGTGATCCTCCTGGTTTGGTCTGCCCCTATAACGTATGGGGCAGACCAAAATTAGAGATCTCTACAGATCCAGCGTCGCGGCCCGGCTCTTGGCTTCAGCCTGGGCCACCTGGGGCCGGCTGGCCGGTTTGGCGCGGTGAGCAGCCCATCTGCGCAGCGCGACAATCTGCTCTTCCATCGTCTTGGTCAACGGTACACGCCCGGTGATGGCAATGGCCAGATCATCTGTTACAATCTCGCGGTCCTCGTCAAACCCCTTGATCAGCGCATCCCCCACCGCGGTTTCGATCTCCGCGCCGTTGTAACCGTCGGAGACCTGCACGAGCGCCTCCAGATCAAAGCCGGCGGGGTCGCGATTGGCCTTTGCGATATGGATGGTCCAGATCTCGCGGCGCTCGTCGGCCGTCGGCAGGTCGACGAAAAATGTCTCGTCGAACCGCCCCGCGCGCAGCAGTTCAGCCGGCAGCGCGCTGATGTCGTTGCTGGTGGCTACCACGTAGACCGGCGCGGTCTTTTCCTGCAGCCAGGTCAGGAGTGTTCCAAAGACCCTGGCCGTCGTGCCGCCGTCCGTGCTGCCGCTCGACTTGACGCCGGCGAGGCCTTTTTCGATCTCGTCCAGCCAGAGGATGCAAGGGCTGGATGATTCCGCGACCTGCAGCGCCTGGCGGAGGTTCGCCTCGGACTGACCAACAAGCGAACCCATCAACGCGCCGACGTCGAGGCGGATCAAAGGCAACCGCCAGAGCTTGGCCAGCGACTTGCAAGCCAGGGACTTGCCGCACCCGGGGACGCCAACAAGGAGCAGGCCCTTGGGTGTCGGAACACCGTACGCGCGCGCCTGATCTGTGAAAGACCGGCGCCGGCGGGCCAGGTACGCTTTGAGCACGTCCAGACCGCCGATCTCGGGGAGACCTTCGGGCTGAAAGAACTCGAGTAGGCCGCTCTCCCGGACGAGCCGCGCCTTCTCTGTGATGATAAAGTCAACGGCGGCGCCGTCCAGTCGTCCAGTGGCAATCACGGCGGTGGCCAGCACGGACTGGGCCTGAAACCAGGTCAGGCCGCAGAGAGCCTTGGCAATCTGCTCGCGCTCGCCGTTGAGGCTGCACTCGACCGCGGTGGGCAGATCGGTGATAAAGTCGTCCAGCATGCCGGCCAGCTCGTCGACGGTGGGAAGCGACCAATCGATCACTGCAACCTGGCGTTTGCAGGACTCGGGGACCTGCAGCGCCGGCGCGATGACGATCAGTGTACGCTGGGTGCTGGTGATGTCGGTAATCACGTCTCGCAGCGCCCGCACCACGCGCGGGTCCTGAAAATAGGGATCGAGGTCTTTGAAAATGGCCACGGCCGGCGTGCCGGCGGGCTGGTCCTCGGTAGCCCCGTAGGTGCCGAACCATTGGAGCGCGCTGATCGGGTCCTGCGGCCCATACTCCTCGCCGGGCGCGCTGGCCAGCCGCACGCCCCGGCTGATGGTCCAGGTAAGGGCCTCTTTGTGGTGGTGCTTGCCGGTTGCCAGCAGACCGAGAACGGCGGACTCGACGCGGCTCTCCTCCTGCGTGACGATCCAGATCACCGGGTATCGAGCGCGGATAAACACATCGAGCTGTTGGATAGCAGTCAACTTGTTCACCTTCATTGTAAGTCCCTCCTATGGTAGTTGCACATATAACGCATAGGCGGATAGGAAATTAGAGACATTCAGCTTGTGTTCCTAATGCTTATCAGTGTCGAGGTCGGCTATGGCCGCGATCTGGCGCAAAGCATCGAGCAGATCGGCCGTGTCGGCGGATCTGGCAATAGCGGACAGAGCCGTACGGCGAATGTGCTCAAGACGGCTGGCGTCTCTTGCGATCTTTGTTGCCAGGTCTCGTCTAAGCATCCCGTGCACAGCCGCATCAAGCCGGGACCGGTCCAACATATCCAGCAGCAGAGCCAGGTGCCAGGTGCGCACGCTGGCTCTGCGCAGACCGTGGGCGAGGTGATATTTCACTGTGCGATCGAGCTTGGGCTTGACGCTCCAAATGAGCATGTTTATACCTCCAACATTGCCGCGCGCGTGCGGGAACGTTTGGACGCGGGCCGTTCGGCTGGCTCGGTCACAATCGGATCACCACCTGACGCCCTGCGCTAAGAAAGCTATCCCGATCAAAAGCGCACTACCAAATGCAATCGCAAGCAGAGCCCATATTCTGCCAGCACAGCCGTTCCCAACAGATTCCACCACGATCTGGATCATCTTGAATACGATCCAAAGGGCCAACAGTGCTGCCGCCACCGTCCCAACCATATCACCCCCGCTTCTTTCTGCGTATCCACATTCTCGGAACGACTACAACCGGAACCGTTTCACGACCAGGCCGCCAGCGGCCTTGACCGCGTAGACGTAGAGGCGTGCATTGTGCAGGGAATAGCAGCGACGCACGTCCTCCTTTTCGTGAGCAGATAGCTCGTCGAACGTTCGGACCTGCCCTGAGGGCAGGCCGAACTTGTCAGCAAATCGCTTGCGGGCGCTTTCGTCCATTCAACATGTCCTTTCTGAGGTCTCCACGGTATCAGCATCTCTCAAGCATCGGTTGGTTGGCCCACCACAATAGGGCCAGTGATGGGCCTCCGCCCAAGGGCCAAGCTCGATGCCGCATCCCAAGCACCAGTGTATGCCAGGAGCTTGCTGATAGCCTGGGTGGTCACAGCGCCAATGCAGGCGCGCATCGACTTGGCAGCATGCGCACGATTCGCAATTGGCCCCACAAACCAGGTCGGTGTAAGCCGCCGGGCAGACTTTCGGAAATCCAGTGCGAACACGCGTCAGACTCCTAGGCTCCTGATGTGTCTCAGGATAATGATTCGGGGTTTGGCCGTATGGCTGATCGAACTGGTGTTCATAGCTGCAATAGCGGCAGTGACCTATCCGGCGGTGATTGTCTGAGAATGAAAGAGATGCATCAAAACCACGAGACGCATCTCTACAGTGTGGACAACACCAATGTCCATATCCACCGGGAATAGGTGCCACCCAGACGGGCGGGAGGTGCAATTCCGATAGAAAGTCCAGTTGAACTGAGTCCATTTCATAGCTCCAGCATCGACGCGCGGCTGTCGGACTCGCGGCGAATGCGGCGGGCGGACTCGGCGGTCAGGGTGGCGATCTCGGTGAGTTGAGCCTCGATGTCGCCGATCCGCACCTGGCGGGCTTCCGTACCGGCTGCCTGGTACGATTGCATTTCCCGGTCCAGGCTGGCCAGCGCCTGCTCGAGGTCGACGTCTTGCAGCAGGCCGCCGTTCAGCTTTTGCCAGTAGGCATAGAGATCGGCGGCCTTGGCGCCGGCCTTGCCGCGGAACGTCGTGTTTTTGCGCAGGCCGGCCAGCAGCGTGTGGACGGCGTCGTAGAGGTTGGCGCGCAGGCCGTCGAGGGCATCCTGGATCGGGCTGCCCATCTCAGCCAATTGTCTCCGGGCATGATCGAGCTCGGCGCGGCGGTAGGCAGAGAGCCGCGCCTGGGCCTGGCTCTCCGCCTCGCGCTCCTGAAGCTCGATCTCGAAGGCGGCCTGGGCAGCCTCGGCGTGCGCGAGTTGGGCTTGTGCGCGTTCGGCCTCGGCCTGCTCCAGTGCGGCCTGGTCGGCGGCGATCTCGGCCTCGGAGTAGAGGATCGAGGTTTTGTAGTCGATCCGCACGCTGTCGCGGATCTCGTCAGGTAGAGGCATCCGGCCCAGCGCCTTCTGGACCACGTACTCGACAAAGCGGCCTTCTTCGCCCGGGCCAAACTCCGTATGGTCGGTGGTGACGATCATCGCGTGGTCCGGGTCGGCAAACCCGGCGCGCAGATCCCGCCAGGCGCGCAGGGCGACCTGCTCAAAGTAGGCGCGGTTTTCCTCGTAGAGGGCATCGTACCTGCCGATCAGCTCCGCCTTGGTCGCGGCCAGCTCGGCCAGGATCAGGTCGTGCTGCTCGCGAAACTCGGGGTACGCTGTCCAGGGCAGCCAGCGGTACTGGCCAAACGCGGGGATGACGTGGCTGTACTTGGCCAGGTTCTGGCGGGCGCGGGCCTCGAGGGAGCGGAGTTTCCGGCTATAGTCGGGGAAGAGGTCTTTGCTGCCGGCGCGCAGCCGCTTGGTGCGCACGTCCTCGGCGCTGATACCCAGCTCAGCGTAGGTGGTGCGGACGCTGAACATCGAGATGCCGTGGATGTCGAGATCGATCAGCAGGCCAGCCTCGCGGAGCTTGCGCAGCTCGAGGCGGTGCGTGTGTACCTTGCTTTCGTCTACGCCCAGGCGATCGGCGGTCTCGCGCCGGCGCCGGTTGACGATGTTCTCGGCTTCCTCTATGACTGCGTCCGTATCCATCAAGTCCTCTAGTATGGCTCTGGCGCTCACAATATCCTCCTGTGTGTGATTCAGATTAGGTTCAGAATCTGAATCTAAAACGCGCGACGGCGCCGGAAATTAGAGACCGACTTGGCGATTCGAGGGGCCGGGATGGGCGCCACCCCACCCCGGCTTCCTCTATCCACAGGAGGAGAAACAACTACACAGGTTTGGTCTGGCCGCACATTCGCGCGGGGGTCACGGCTTCCGGCTCAAACAGCTCGGCCATCGTACCGGCCGCGCCAACCAGATCGCCGTCTGTGGTGACCGTCAGAGTCGGCGTGTCCCAGTCCAGCAGGGCGAGAAATCGCCAGGCTTGCGCCCAGGTAGCGCGTAGATCGATCGGGCGCTGGTTGCGGGACCCGCGCCACTGTACCCAATCGTGGTCGTCCTCGGGCTGGAACGGGCCGTCGACCAGGACGTTGGCGAATTGGAGGATCACCCCAATCTCGGGCGTCGCTTGGGTCAGCGTGTCGAGAATGTCCTCGACCACGAACCCGGTGTAGACGACGATGTGCACCTCGGGCTGCTGGATCCTGAGCTCGATCAGCAGCTCGGCGACCGCGGCGGCCTGCGCGAGGGGTTCTCCGCCTGAGATCGTTACGGGCAGGCCGGTGTCGAGCAGCCTGGCGGCCACCTCGTCGACGTCCATCGCGAGCCCGGCGTGACCGGGCTCGTTGTCCTCTGGCCACAGGTGCCGGGACTGGCAGCCTGGGCACTGGATCGGGCAGCCGGCCAGGTAGAGCACGGCGCGCCGGCCGGGGCCGTCGACGTAGGACGATGGGTTGATCTGTGCGACTCGTAGTGTTGCCATTGGCGTCTCCTGGTTTGGTCTGCCTTATAACGAATGGGCGCCTCAAAAGTTAGAGACTAGAGTGTATCTCGCGCAAATGAGATTACCCACACCCAGGGGTTAGTATCCCACCCAGATCCGCGTTTCGCGTTGATCGAGTTCCATAGTTGCTTGAATGACTGCAAAGCAAACTCTATCTCTAGCTGCTGGCCCCAGCAGCGCAGGCCATGATAGGCGTTCGTGATGTCTTGCGCCGTGTAGGCGCCCTCGGCGTAGCAGTCCATAGGCACGATATTCTGCACTCGCTGTACGCGCACGCTCGTAACGGTCAGTGTGATGCGCGAGATCCAACGCGGCATAAAGATGGATGGACGCCACCTGTAGTATGCATCTCCGTACGGCTCCGTGGCGCGGTAGGCTAGATCTGCGTGCGTGAAGCAAGACGCGGACAGCTCGGACGGTTTGATGTCGTCATAGTTACCGGGCGTTGCCCACGTCTCGCGCACCCACAGGCGATCGCCTGGTTGACCGTAGGGGCAGCGAACGTCGCGACGTAAACCAGCACCATCCCACTCGTCAGGATGGCCCATATCAATGTACGGATGTCCGCCCCCGTCGAGCTTGATGTGTTGCGGCTTGATCACTCTCCGGGTCTGTGTCTTTCGTCCATCGAGAATGGCCCGTACCATCTTTCCGCTGAACAGGATCGGCCTCTCACTCATACCGCCTCCAGCTCCGATTCGGGATCGTCGGCCTGCTCGATCAGCGCCTGCAGCGCCTCGAGCGCGTCGCGCCAGCCGGTGGTGGTGCGCGCATCGGCCATCAGCGTGTTGACTTGGGCGTGGTCCACGCCGCCTCGGACAGCATCGCCGGCCATCGACATAAACATCCGCTTGGCCATCGCATCGCTGAGCGGATGCGGTGTGGCGCCGGCGGCTTCCACGACTTCCGCGCCGTCCTCGTCCGGCGGCTCGTCGGTGTCCGGGATCGGTTCGGTGGGCTCGACGTCGACAGTACCGGGCGCGTCGTCCAAGCTGCCAGAGGCCAGCGCCTGGGCCATCAGTCGGTGCATCCGAGCCAGCTCGGCGCGGATCGCGCGCAGCTCGGCCAGGATCGCGTCGCCGGCCGGGGCCGACGCCGGCGCGGATTGCCGGACGCTGCCCCCACCCACCGGCCGCAGCGCGACCACGTCCTTGTACGGGTTGCCCGACTGGTTCAGCTTGTCGGAGAGCTCGTACTCGGCTATGAACCGGCACGGGGTCTCGACGCCGGGCTGCAGATCGGACACGTCGATACCGACGTCGGCCAGGTCGGTGGCGTCAAAGAGGGTCAGGTCTTTGTACTTGTGCCCGCGCCCGTACAGATCGACGTGGTTGTCGGGCCGGAGGACCAGCTTGGTAATCAGCATCGTGTTGTCTTCCATACTAGAACCTCTGTTCTATCTGCGACTCTATCATATCAAAGTCGCGCTGTCCAAGTCAAGCGATTTGGATTATGATCCGAATCTGAATCTATCCAGCCAGCGCCGGCGTGGGGCTGATCCCGGTGGGCAGGCCTTCACCGTACTCGCGCCGCAGGACCTCGGTCGGAACGATGGCCAGGTCCTCTGTCGCGCGCGGGTAGCGGCTGCGCAGGTCCTGGATGCGCGCGCGCAGCCGGGTGGGGCGCATATAGGGATAGCGGTTCTCCTTGCCTCGGTAGTCGTAGCGCACCTTGGCCAGGAGCGGCCGGCCATTCACAAAATGCCGCGCCACCTCGGAAATATCTTCCAGGGCTTGCCAGCATGTCAGATGGTTGCCCATGAAAACCAGGGCCGGGCAATCGTTAAGCCAGATCCCGCGAGACATCCAGCATTTTTCCTGTGCCCACCAGAAGGCCTGGTCGACCTTGTCGTCGTCCACCTGCTCGAGGCCGTGGTGGATCAGGTAGGGTCTCTCAAACCCCTCCAGTATCACGCTCTCTGAGCGGACCTTGTAGAGGTGGTACCCGTCCTCACCGTCGAGCCTGGCCCAAAGGAGGCCGACATAGGCCGGCTCCAGGGGCACGAGGCCAAGCGGCTCGAGCACCTCGCGCAGGCGGTCGCGCGCGAGCTCATCACAGAGCGAGCGAGAAATCCCGGGACCGTAAAAGGAGACGGTGCGGACATCGCTGGGCTTGCCACCTCGCCGCCAGTCGGCAGCGAGGTCAAACTTGGGCCACAGCTCGGCGATGGGCACATAGCGCTTGCGTAGTTGGGTCTGGTGATGGGCGTCTTGCCAGCGAAACTCGAATGTGTAGACCGAAGCGGATGTGGGTTCCATCGTCTACCTCCCTGCCTGCACGGCCGCGTAGACCGGCTGTAGTGCAGACCGAATCTTCTGGTAATCCCACGCCAATGTGGCCGATTTGACCCCAAAGTGTGCGGCGATCTCTTTGCGCTGGAGGCCGGCGGCCAGCATCGCAACGATCTGTTGCCGCTTCTGGCTGAGCGTGGCCAGGGCGCGGGCGACGTCGATCGGCAGATCGAGGTCGGCGAGCGGGGCGGGGATGACCTCGGCGAGCGAGCTGTCGCCGTCGGGACCGGAAGCGTCCAGGCTGAGGGTCGCGAGGTTGCGGCCGTACTGCTCGTGCCGGCAGTAGTCCCGGGCGGCCCAGGCGGCCTTGCGGGTGATGTAGCCGGGGGTCTGGTCCAGGAACTCGGGGGCGCGGGCGGCTTGTTCGCAGATGGCCGCGTTCATCGTTTGGAGCAGGTCGTCGGGGTCCTGGCCGGAGTAGTGCGTGGCGACGATGTTGTGCGCGATTCTCTTTAAATACGGCTGCAAGTCGGTGAGCTTTTGGCGCTGATTGGCGGTCAGCGGCTGGCCTGTGGTCAGCATTGGGTCCTCCTGTTTGACCCTGACCGCCTGGTGTGGTATCATGTGGCTGCCAGGGTCTTGACTGTGACTGGTTTTGATTCTTGGCGCTGAGGCTGGGTGTTGGCGCACCCGGCCTCTCTTTTTAGATGGAAATGTATCGGCCCATCGATAGTATTGTACCATAGTTCGATATGTCTTGTCAAGAGGCAATTTGTGCAGATGGGAAAAGTGGCCCTATTGGCGCGTGGTATGTATTGACATAGACAGACAGATTATGGTATACTGGGCTTGATAGTCAATACCCGAGGGAGGAAACTATGGGTCAGGCTAGATTCAAGTTACGGTCTCAGATGGCCATAGCCGGCGATCGTCAGGGTATCAGAGTGACCTATAGACTGTTGAGCGAACAAGCCCGGGTCTCCACGTCTACGTTATCGAGGATGGCAAATAACGAGCAGGTTGGCATCACCCTCGACGTCCTCGAGCGCATCTGCAACGCCCTGGGCTGCACGCCCAATGACCTGTTGTGGATCGAGGGCGATTCCCCGACCGGCAATGCTCCCTTCACCTACGACGAGCCGAGGCCTGGATACCATGTCCTGCGCGAGTCGTGACGCTGTGCGCTTGCACTCACCAGAGGAGGATACCGTGAAACGTGTGAGATGGATCGTCCTGGTCGTTGTGGTCGTCATCGCGGCCGGATGCTCGACACCAGCAACCCCGGCACAACAGATTGTGAAAGAGACGGCACCTACCGCGACGCCTGTGCCATCGACTGCGACACCTGTGCCGGTCGCGGAGAGCGGACAGTCCAAGCGGATGGCTGTGAACCACATTGGCACGCAGGGCACGGAGGACGCGCTGATCGTCGATCTGCGGCGCGCGGTCGTAGCCGATAAGGTATGGCTGAGCCGGGAGATGGACAGCGACTTTGACGAGATGGGCGAGGATTACGAGGCGGCCACGCTGGTCGGAGAGTTTATCATGGTCTTGCGCAACGGCTCGGGCCAGACGCTGAGCGTGTACCCGGACCAGTGTACCGTGATCGTGTCCGGACCGAATGGGACCCGCCAAGCTGACATTGTGTGGTCGTCGTCTGGAATTGCCGGGCTGGACCAAGTCGGCGGCGAGATCTATGCGGACGTGTCCAAGGTGGGCGGGTTTTGGTACCCCTTCCCGGCCGGCGTCACGATGGTCGACGTGGAGAGGTTGACGTTTAAGTTCAATGCGGCCCACGACGAGAACTTTGACAGCGTGGGTGAGGATTTCAGCTTCGAGATCGATTTCAGCGGGCAGCCGGACGAGCCGCTGGACGAGAGCGTGACGGCGCTATAGGTTGTTAAAGAGCTCCCTAAAGCGGCGTGCGGACACACACGCCGCTTTTTTATTGCCGCGCGTCTTGGGTCGAGGGCGCATCCTCGCGTGGCTCCCAGGTAAAGCGCGGGGAGGCGATCCGGTTGAGGGCCTCGATCGCGCATTCGGTTTCATTCAGCTTTTCCATCAAGCCAGCGTAACGCAGGCCCAGCGCAAACCCGCGCCAATGCTGCAAGCAGGCGCGGACGATCTCGATGTCGCTCACAATGTACCCTCCTCATTCAATGCCTCGCCGGTGACCTTCCACCAGCGCTTGCAGAGAATCTCGCCCCGGGTCGGCAACCTGCCCTCACGCGCCCGGGCGCGCAGCTCGTCGAGAGTGTAGCAGCCGGAGGCAAGAGCGAGCTCGAAACGGGCGTGCCGATCTAGCTTTTCGGCCTGGTCCATCGTGCGCTGCTTGTTGCTGCACGTTCTACACAGTTTGGCATCTGCGCGCTTGCGCTGATCACAGCGGGGACAGGTGTCGTACCTATGCCGGGCGTGCGTCCGGCCTTGCGGCACGCCGCCGATAAAATCGCCCATCTGGTAAACGTGCATCAGTCGTCTAGCCCTTGACCTTGGAGATCATCCAGGGTCAGCTCGTGAAAACGCGCGCGGGTGTAGGCCCAGCAGCGGCGAGCGAGGGCGACGAGGTCCTCGACGGGAACGTCGAGCCAGGTGGCCCAGTTCTCGGCGTTGTCGCTGCAGAGAAAGAGGACTGCGTCGGCGGCCTGCTCGGGCGAGCCCTGGACGCAGTCGAGGCAGGCACGGCGAAAGATGGCCAGGACGCAAGCCTTGCTGCCGGTGCCGGGGGGCCAGTAGTTGAGAGCACGGATAGTGTGGGGCGAGGTGCCCATTGCGATTGTGTTCATAATCTCATTACTTTCGGATCGTCCGGCGGAGCCTGCGCGATCCGGTCCCGCAGCTCTTGCTTGAGGTAGCACTCCACGTTGACGCGATGACAGAAATGCTGGAACATCTCGGCAAATGTGCGCCAATCGGCGTCGGTGAGGGCAGGGACCTGGCTTTTCAGGCGATCCGGCAGTCGACCGACGTAATTGAGCGGGCCAACCTTGCAGTGGGTGATCCACTCGTGGACGAGCACAAACAGACCATAGGTGTCGTGCGGCCAGATGACCGGCTCGAACGAGACCCAGGTCTCGAGGCCGCGCCGGCAGGCCTCCTGGAGCACGAGGACGCGCTCGGCGATCGGGGCCGCGTGGGGCTCCCATTCGGCGCGGCGCTCCTCACGGACGGCGAGGGTGATGGCGTAGGCGTCGCCGGGGCCGAGCAGGTCCAGGTCGCGCATGGAGCGGGCGCCGCCCTTGGTGAGGATGGTGACCTGGATGCCGTTTCGGTGGAGGATCTCGATCGCCTGGCGCGTGATGCCGGTCTGCGCGTCCAGATGCTGGTAGGGATCGCTGGTGAACGAAAGCAGGACGCGCTCGACGTGGCCGCTGGCCAGGCGGGCAGCCTGCTCGACCTTGTGCAGGATGTCCTTGCGCGGAGCGGCGGCGGCGTGAAACGTGCTACGATCCATCCTTAGAATCGAAGGCGCGTAGCAGTAAACACAACCGTGGTCGCAGCCCCGATAGAGGTTGAGCGCCCAGGGGGCGTATTCAGCAGCACGGCCGGCGGGCTGGTAGATACAGCCGTAGCGGGTGGGGGTGGTCATTGGATACCTCCTGTATGTGGTTGTGCAAGGCGGATCGAGCGCATCGCGCCGGGCGTGCGCTCGATGACGCCGAGGTCCTCGAGGTTGTCGAGGTGGTATTGCACGGTGGCCGTGGAGGCCAGGCCGACCTGGTCGCGCACGTCGCGCACGGTGGGCGGAATGTGGTTCTCGTCCCAGTAGGTGCGGATGCCGTCGACGATACGTTCCTGTGCGGGGGTGAGGGTGTACATCAAAACCTCATCTCCTCCGGCACAGTTTCCTCCGGTGCAGGTTGGTCGACGGCCTCCTCCTCGGCCGCGTCTCGATCCGAGGCGGCCACCGTGCATGTGAACGTGAACGCATCGGCGTCGAGCTCGGCCACGCCGGCCATTGTGCGGATGATGGGCGCCGCCAGTCGCTTGGTGATCCATTCGGCAATGTAGGAGTTGGGCGCCTGGAGCGTGGCCGTGCAGGCATCACGATCCAGGCTTTGTATGGTGAGCGATCTGATCCAGGTATCATAACTGGCGCGGGTCATTTGGAGTTCAAGCTCAGACTGGCAAGCGCGCCAGTATTGCCGAATCTCGAGCGGCGGCTCGGGAAGAGATGTAGCCCAGGGCGGCGGCTCGGACGGTGTAGACTCGTCGGTCTGCCGAATACGGGCCAGGATAGACTGCGCGTCGACAAGGTGGAGCGAGGCCGGAGGCGGATCGTGTTTTTTGACACAACAGGTGTACAGGTAAGCGGCGGGATTGGCCTTGTGTTCGTCGAGAACGAAAGCGAGCCAGCGAGTCGCACCCTCTGCCCCATAATGAGCGAGGATGGCTCGCGCTGTCTTGGAATGCAAGCCGGCCAGATCGATCAAATCAGTCAAGGCAGATCCATCATGATCATCATTCTTGATTTGATCTTGATTTGATTCTTCGGGCGAACCACAGTTCATGGGGGGGATGAACTGGGATTCATGGGGGGATGAACTGGGATTCATGGGGGGGGCGAACTGTGGTTCAGGGGTGAACTGGGATTCATCCCCTTCTTGGAGGCTGAGCGCGACCAGGCACCGGCTGAGCCCGCTAAAGTCGTACAGGTTGGGGTGACCTGTACGGGCGCGAACGACGAGCAAAGGGGCGTCTTGGTACGTTTTCTCTTCGAGCGCCGCGCGGAGCTTTTGGACAGAGCGCACGTTCTTGTAGCCCATCTCTGCCGCGACGGTGTGCAGGCTGGGGCGGCATTCACCGCGCCCGGACTCGTACTTGTAGGTGGCCAGATGGCAGATAAAGAGCCACTCCTCCTTGGTCAGGACCTGGTGATAGACCCGCCAGAAATGGTTCGGGAAGCTGGTCGATCCACAGTCGAGAACGTCTATGCCCCAACGGAAAGAGAAGGATTGGTTTTGCTCGTCCATGGTGATGCCTTTACGTATGATTCGTCTGAATGCGTTACTCGTCCTCTTCTAGCCTATGCACGATCAGGCAGAGCAACGCCTCGTCTTGAAACACCCACTCGACGATCTGCTCCAGGTCGGGGCCGTCGCGAAAGGTGAGCAGCCGATCGCGCAGGGTGTCAATGAGCTGGCGGATATGGAGAACGATCTCGGCGAGCTCGTCCTCTCGCGTGCCGGCCAGCATTCGCTCGATCATGGTCTCGGTCAGCGCACGGATGCCGTCGACGTCGCGAATTGCATCCAGCGCAGCCCAACGGGTGTAGGGTCTAGGTTTTGTGCGTGGCATCGTGCAGAACCCTTTCCAGGCGCTGCTCGTTGACCAGGGAGCGGGCCACTATGCCGATCGCGCTGAAGGCGAAGGCGAGGGTGCCCACGATCACGCCCCGTCCACCGGCGACAGGTAGCGAGATGGCTTGCGTGCCGGCGACGCCGATCACGACTGCGAGCCAGGCCCGCCGGTTGGCCAGGTATTGCCCAGGGCGAGTATGCTGCAAAAAGAGCGCGAGCAGGGATCCCCAGCCCAACTCGGCCAGCAAAAATCCGATGTACTTTTTGATGCTTTTTCTGTCCATTTAGAGCCTTCCTTGTGCCTCGGTTAAAAAACTGTTATAATGTGTCCAGGAAAGGTGAAGGGATGACTACACGGCAGCGAGATTCGTTGCACCTTTCCCCCGGTGTGGCGGCCGGATCTGAACTCTCCCCCAAGAGGCCTTCAGATCCGGCCTTTTTACGTTCGGATCATAAACCGAATCATCTAATCTCCCTTGTCCTGCCGGATGGGTGCTGTGGCGTGGCGGACGAACCATTTCTGGAAAGCGGCTGGCGCGATCACACAGCTCGCAAGCTGTGGATGGCCGGGGTTGCCAGGCAGGGCCTGACGCAGAGCAGGGCTCAGTCTATCGAGCTCGAGCCAGGGGGCTATTGCGGCTGTGTAGGAATCGCGCGCCTTGAGGTGTTCGGTGAGGATGTACTTTAGGCGAGTAATGACGTCACCGGAAACGACAGGCGGGCCGCCGAATAGGGTGTCTTGCATAGCAAAGGGCATCGATGTCTCCCTATAGTACCCGGCGGGATAAGCTGACAAAAGATGTCAGCTTTTCACATTGTACCAAAATGACAAGGTCCAAGTCAAGGACATTTGTTCTATTCATCTTTGCTTTTCTCCCGCGCTTTTCGCCGTGCCTCCCTCCGGGTATCACGCCGCTGCCGGCGCAGCGCCCGGCGGGCTTTCCGGTGCGAGCGGGGCGTGCAAAGCAGGTTGAACCCCGTCAGCAGGATGGCCGAGATCGCGAAAACTGGGAGGAGTACGTCAAGCAAGGAGTCCAGGTCTGTCATCGCTCGGCCTTCGGCGGGGCTTCGGCCCAGAGCAGGCCGGCCAGGGGAGGGGAGACACCCGGGCGGGGTGGGGCGGCGATCCCTACGGGTTCGAGGCCGAACGCGAGTCCCACCGAGACCAGCGCATGTCGCACGCCCTGGCGGTAGACCTGCAGCAGCCGTTCCTGTGGGACCCCGGCGCCACTCAGCGTGGCGTCATCGACCAGACTGGCGTCCCCCAGCAGCTCGAGCGCCAGGCCAGCGGCGCCCTCGCTGGCGCAGGCTGTTGCCCGCAGGATGTTGGCTATGTCACGCCTGAAATAGACATCCAGGGCCATTATCGTCCTCCTCGTTCGGGCAAGGCGTGCGACAAACGGGCGGCGAGGACCTGGGCCTGCCCACGCGCGCGGGCCTCGTCTGCGCGGCCCTGGGCCTCAACGAGCTGGGCGCGACCGGCGAGCTCGTGACGGCGATAGATGCCCAGGCCGACGAAGGCCATCTCGGCGGCACTGCCGCTGGCCAGGAGGATCAGCGCCCACTTGATGCCGGCGCTGATACGCCAGATGGCCACCGCGATCGCGATGGACAATATCAATGTTCCGGCGCTGAGCGCGAGCATTGCGAATCCGCGCACGGACAGGCCGTCATCCTCGATCGTGACGCCCGGCAGCGGGGCGGGGCCAGTGTTTCGTTTCATAACGTCCTCCCTCTTGTCTATAACGTACAGGCGATCCAAAAATTAGAGAGGGCTACTCCCCCCACTCTCCTTGAGGACCAGTTGATGGATTTGGACCGGTTGGGCCGGAAACCAAAACCGAAACCGAACTGCTTTTGTTGCGTCTTAAAATTCGCATCCTTTTTATGACGCATATTATCATAGGACCTTGGGTCGTTCTGTCAGCGTGTCTGGATCGATGTCAAAGCGCGCGATCGGCGCGCGCGGGCTGGGGCGGCGCTTGCAGTTGATGGTCGTGTGGTCTACGACGACTTGCTGATTCCAGCGTGCCCAGGCGATCTCCAACGTGTCGGGCAGGGCGAGCGAGTTGTCACGCTTGAACCCGATCGCCTTCCAGATCTGATTGATCAGGTTCCACTCGGGCTGGGTGCAAAGGTTGGCCTTGGTACACGCGGCGCGGGTGATTTTCTGGCCCTTGTAGTGGCGCTCGAGCAACTTGAGTGCGAGACCGTGTATCCACGATAGATCGGGCGTAGTCTCTTGCGGCTGTTCCGTGTCGTGAGCGAGCTGTGCCCAGGCCAGGTCGCGGTCCTCGTCCTCGAGTTTCCAGCGCCGAATGCGCTCTTGGTGATCGACGCGCCAGTCCCGGCTGGCGGTCTGGATCGACCAGGAGACGACCAGATAGCAGGAAAAGAGCAGGCTGAGCACGACAGAAGCGGCGGCCAGGCCTGTGACGATCGGCAGATGGGGCTTGTGGACGATGGCTGCGTATCCTCCGGGCAGGATGAGAAAGAGCGCCAGGCAGACAGCCAGGCCGGAATAGAGTGCGGCACGAATGCGCTCGCCGAGGGCGCTGGTGGGGCGGGATGATGGCGCTGGTGTCGGTGCCGGCTGGGCCGTGGTATTCGATTGGATGTGATAGGTCGTTCGTTTCATCAGATGAACCTCGTGTGTCAGATCAATAGACTCTCGAACGCGTCGAGCAGCTCGTCGTCGTCAGGCAGATCGCCCAGGTCGGCGGCGTCAATGTTCCCGCTGCGCATGGCCGTTTTGACGGCGGCGGCGCGCTTGCGATTCGGCGCGGCTTCCAGATAGGAGATCAGATCGTCGTCCTCGCCCGGGTAGAGCACGAGCTTGACGCTGTAGACGACGGGCTGGCGATCCCGGCGAGGGCGGCCGCGCCTGGTCACGTCATTTCCCCCGCCGGCTGCGCTGCAGGCCGAGCTTGTAGAGCCCGCGCGCGACGGCCAGGACCGGTTCGTCTGGCACGTAGGCTTTGCCGTTGAGACGAGCGGTCAGCTCGCTGTTGAGGAGCAGGACGCCGCCGCCGACGACGATGATCGCGGCAAAGCGGCGGAACGCGGACCCCCAACGTCGCTCGATGTGGCCATAGATCTCGGCAGCCCAGATGGGCAGGGCTGCCTTGTAGTCGAGCTGGCCGCGGCGGAGCATGGTGTCGAGATCACCGCGCGAGTAGTGATCGGACGGGTCGCAGATCTCGAGCATACGGCGCACGCCGGCGGTGACCGAGTCGGTGAAACGCTCGATGGTCGCGCCGTTGCGCAGGACCAGCAGCTCGAGGGTGTTCATGCCAACCGAGACGATGCCGATCTCTTGCTTAAAAGCCGGCTTGCGCCGGGGAATAAATGCGCCGCGGTCGTCGAGAAAGTAGTCAAAGAGAGCGCCGGCAGCCTGGCTGGTGACGTTGACCTGGTGGACGTGCAGAAAGTGATCGACCGGGTCGGGGTCGAGGCGGCCGGCGGGTTCGGTGCACCAGGCGTGCGAACCGGCGAGCCAGCCGCGCACGTTGCCGCCGACGTCGGTCAGGAAGGCGGATTGGGTGAGGCCGACGACAAAGTCGACGTCGAAGAGCTGAGAGCACTCTTCGTCGTAGCGCGAGATGCCGGCATAGAGCAGGGCCTGGACCTCGGGCGAGCCGGCAAAGCGCTCGTCGCCCAGGTTCTCGACCGGGCGGCCCCAATCGTGGGCACCGAGGCCGACGTAAAAGCCTGTGCCACCGGTCAGCACGCGCATGGGCGGCTTGAGCGTGCGCAGGCCAGCAGCCCGGGCGCGATGCACGCGCTGGCCGGCAGAGGCGACGTGGGCGGGCAGCTCGACGCCACCCGAGGGGCCATAGAGCTTGAGGGCGCCGCCCCCCAGGTCGAGGCCGATGGTTTGGGTCAGGGGCTTTGTGTTCACGGATCCTCCTATCGTGTCTACCTACAGGGTTTTGTCCTGTAGAATCAGGGGCGCTATAATGTACGTTTTGGGGCGGGCACGTCTCGGGGGCGTGCCCGCTTGCGATGGGTGTGTAATGTGGCTGCCGGTTCACCTCCTTTCAGATTATGATCCGAACGTATATTGATCGCGGCTCGGATCTGTGATATGATAAGGGGGAGAGCGAGCGTCTCGGGGGGAATCATTGCCCGCTCTCGGCTGCCGCCAGATGAGACTGGCGGATGCTTTCAACGAGTTCGTGCTCGACCGCGAGTCGAACCTGCTCCGGCCGGCATCGATCCGCTTTTACCGCACGCACGTGGGCGGCTTTGTCCGCTTTGTGGGCGGGGCGGTGGGGATGGATGCCGTGGACCGCGGGGCGGTGCGCCGCTTTTTCGCGCACCTGGCCCGGCGCGTCCAGGCGGGTGAGATCTCGCGTTCCACTGTCGCCGCGTACGATCGCGCGCTGCGGGCGTTCGGCTCGTTTTGTGTGGCCGAAGGTTGGATCGAGGTCAACCCTATGGCCGACCGGCGGCGCGTGCGCGTGGAGCGCCGGCTGCCAGATACCTGGACGCCGGACGAGGTGCGGGCGATCCTAGGCACGTGTGATACGTGCCCGGTGGGAATTCGCGACCGGGCGATCGTGGGCTTGATGCTCGACACAGGCCTGCGGGCGGGCGAGGTGTGCGCGTGCCCAATGGGATGCCTAGTGTGGGACGGCGAACACGGCGCGGTGCGCGTGCGGGCGGAGTGGTCCAAGAGCCACGCGGATCGAATCGTGCCGGTGAGCGTGCCGGCGATGGTCCTGGTCCAGGACTGGATCACGGTGCGGCCGGAGCGTGCACGCACAGTGTTTGTGGCTGTGCGCGGCCGAGCGCTGACGTGCGAGCCGCTGACGCCAAACGGGCTCAACCAGATGATGCGCCGGCGCGTGGTGCTGGCCGGCGTGCCGATGAAACGCAAGCTGTGTCACATCTGGCGGCACACGTTTGCCAAGGGCTACATCCAGAACGGCGGGGACGTGGAGACGTTGCGGCGCATCCTGGGGCACCAGTCGAGCGAGACGACGCGGGTATACCTGGGCTTCCGAGACGCAGAGGTCGCTGCGCAGCACGCGCGGTACTCGCCGGCGATCGAGGTGTTAAGTGAGTAGCTGACTCTTAATCAGCGGGTTATAGGTTCGAGTCCTATGTGGCTCACTAGACGCAAAAAGCCTATGTAGTTGTTAACGAGCAGCGAATGGGTGAGCGTCGAATAGGGGCCGTCGGTGTGTCAGCACCGGCGGCCCCATTTGTGTTTTAGATAGACTCTGGTTGACGTCCTTGCAGTTTTTCCTCGAAGGCAATCACGTCTTCCATGGGAATCACAAAGGGACTGTTGACCGATGGCCCTATCTTGTATGCGCCCGGGAAATGCCCGTCATTGATCCAACGAATGACAGTAGTGCGCTCTACTCCAAGGCGATCAGCGAGCTCGGATACTTTCAAAACGTTCTTACCTGTCATCCATTTGCCTCTCATTGCATCTGCTGAAAGTGTGGTATGCGTATTTTACCACACCCCCACCCGGATGTCAACCTCAGTTTTGCCTCTCCAACCTTAAATTGATTCGGCTTATGATCCTAATGCAAAAGAAACCTCTCTCGGACCTTGACTTGTCAAGAACGTTTGTGCTATACTGACAGCTAGGCCCCACTGGAGACGACTCTATACACCGGGCCTAGAACGGTCCTCGGTTCCCCCAGCCGAGGGCCGTTTGCTATTCTGCTGTGTTTCTCCTCACATTTCCACGCGAATGTAGAAAATCTGTTCTATTTTTCCTTGACTTGGCAGTGTACTATTTGGTATAATCCTGACATAGAATGTCAGGATTTACCCGAAGTTGTGGGGGGATCAGGAGAAATGTATGCGCACCTATTCTGACTCTCGCCCACAGTGGCTGGACATCTTGATCAAGGTCCTCTCGTTCATCCTCTCTCTTCTCAGCGGATTTGGCGGGGCGTTGGTTTTGGCCCCATCCTCGGCGGGCCTGCGCGCTCAAGGGCTGGATCCGACCTCCAAGTGGTTTTTGATCCTGTTGGGCTGCTCGGTCGTGCTGGCGGTGGCTGTGTGGGTGTTCCGGATGTGGCTCGAGCGCCGCGAGGAGACGGAGAACGAGCTGCTCGAAAAAGTACTCGACTATGTCGAGTCTGTGCTGGATGCGTTGAAAGAAGAGACCAACAAGCGCTTGCGCGAGATTCCGCAGGCTGCAGTCGAGGGGGCCGCGCGCCAGGTCTACCAGACCTTTATTGCCGATACGGCGCTGGCGTTGGTGCCGGAGGACGTGTTCGTCCAGTTCGTGGTCGAGCGGTGGCGACAGCTGGCCGGCGTCCAGACCAACGTCAAGGTCGCGATCGCGCGGGTATAAGTCATCATCGGGCCTGGCTCTGGGGGAGCCAGGTTTTTGTGTAGTCATCCAATCGGGGTCAACGTGCCAGACGCAAGCGATAACAATCATGTCACAGTCGCGGTGTTGAGGAGCGAGCTGCAGCACCAGCGCGAGTTTTTTATCCAGGAGTTCAAGCACCTCGGCGAGCGGTTCGGCGAGCATTGCGAGGTGGCCGATGGCCGACACGCAGATCACGAAACACGCCTGCGGTCGGTCGAGAGTAGGACAACCTGGTCGCGGGTGATCGAGGGAGGGCTGGGGATCGTCTCTGTCGTTCTGGTGGCGTTGGGTCTAAAACAACCGTAGGCGACGTATGGTCGACCTGCCAGACGAGAGATATATCCAGCGCAGCGGCAGTCACTCTTGGAGGGTGATCTTGTCGCCGTCGATGCTTCCAGGGCGGTACCTGGGCACGTTTCACAGCCCGGAGGCGGCGCTCGAGGCGCGCGACCGGTTCCTGGAGGATCTCAATCGCCGCCAGGAACAGGCCGAGAGCGAACCGGACGAGCCGACGATCGAGGGGTGGACGAACGAGGACGGCGCGCTCGATCCGGATGAGCTGTGGGCGCAGGCGTTCAAAGCCCAGTTGCAGGCCGAGGAGCAGGCGTGGCGCCGGCAGCACCAGACGATCACGATCCACGGCGAGGAGCCGTTCGCGCTGGCGTATCTGTCGGATCTGCACATTGGGGCAGCGAGCACGGATTACCGGGCGCTGCGGGCGGACGCGGAGATCATCCGAGACACGCCGCGGATGTGGGCAGGGTATCACGGGGACGGAATTAACAACTGGATCGTGGGCAAGCTGGCCGCGCTGGAACGGGACGAGATCGTTCCGTTCGACGCCGAGATCGCGCTCTTTGCAGATTGGCTGCGGATGGTGGGGCCATCCTTGCTGTGGGTGGTGGCCGGGAATCACGAGAACTGGACGCGCCAGATCGCGGGGATCGACCTGCTGCGCGGGCTGCTGGGCGACGATGTGCGCGTGCTCTACGACCGGTTCGAGGTCTGTTTTCGCCTGGTGTGGGGCGAGCGCGTGTGGCGGTACAAGGTCCGGCACAAGTGGCGCTACAGCTCGATCTTTAATGCCACGCACGCGATCGAGGTGGGGTGGCAGCGGGGATCGACGGATTTTGACGTTGGCCTGGGCGGGCACACGCACGTGGGCACGGTGTGCCGGCCGTTCTGGCGGCACGGGCATGAGCGGTACGCGGTGCTGACCGGCACGTACAACATCGGGGATCCGTACGGGCGCGAGCTGGGATTGTCGGCGCCCATGCACCGGGGCTCGGGGGCACACGTGTACTGGAAAGACGGCGCGACGTTTTGTCACAGTTTGGAAGAGGCGCGCGCGTTGCTGGAGAGGTTGTCATAGATGGCGCTCTGCGTGGAGGGCGCGAGGTTGGTTATCCCCCCCCTAACCTCGTTCCTTCCACGGAGCGCGCCACAGGGGCAGTGGCGGGTTTCTCCTCCTTGTGAGCCGTGCCGGGCCGAGGGAGAGTGGCGGAGGGTGGCGATAGAGGGTGCAAACGTGTAGGCCCGGCACGGTGAGGAGAGGGCGTGATCGTAGCACAGCCCTGGATCGCACTGCCGGTCTCGGCATATGAGTCGGGCGAGGCGGAGTGCGGGGACCTGGTTTACCTGGCCGGCGTGGACGGGTATGGACAGCCGTGGTCACTGATGGCCAGGGCACTGGACGCCGGGCCGCTGGGGCGGTATTGTGTGAAAACGAGCGAGGGCTGCGCGGCGATCGAGGCGGACGTGCCCAAGTTCCTGGCACCGTTTCCCGGGCTGAGCGCGCGGGTGGATCGAATGGTGAACGTGTCGGCGATGGCACGCGCGCACGGGCTGCACGATTAGACTTATGATCCGAAGCGCAATCTAGCTGGACACATGACTGGACAAATGGGCTATACGAGGATCACCGAAAAACGCCAGCTCGAGGTAGAGCGACTTCGGGTGCAGGGATATACGATTCGCGAAATCGCTGATCTGCTGGCCAAGCCGGTCAATGAGGGGGGATTACGCAATCCAGAGACAGGTGAGCCATTTTCCAAAAGCACCATCGGCAGTGATGTTCAGGACATTGAGGCGCGCTGGCTGTCTATGCTGGACGCGTCGATTCGCGAGAATCGTGGGCGAGAGGTCCGCGAGTTGCGCTTGGCACGACAGGTTGCGTGGAAGCAGGGTCAATTGGCTGAGGTGCGATTGAACATTGCACAAGAGGCCAAGTTGCTGGGGACGGAGTCACCTGCACGACAGGTGGTAACCGGGCAAGTATTCTCGCAACACACGACGCGAGATTTGACAGATGACGAGCTGATGGCGATCGCCGCCGGCGGCGGCTCCGAGGAGAGCGAGGCCGATGCAAATGGGGATCTCGCGAGCGGAGGCGGCACGGGAGATCCTGCGGCGTAGGGCCGCGCGCTCGTCGTTACTGCACTTTACCAAGTTCACATTTCCGCAGTACCAGGCCGAGGAAGCGCACGCGCTGCTGGCGGGGACGTTGGATCGCGTGATCGCCGGCGACATTCGGCGCCTGATGATTTTCGCGCCTCCGCAGCACGGCAAGAGCGAGCTGGCCAGCGTGCGGCTGCCGGCATTCTGGGCGGGGCGCAGGCTGGACGATCCGATCATCTTGACGAGCTATGCGGCCAGCCTGGCGTTCAGCAAGAGCCGGCAGGCGCGCAGCGTGGTCGAGAGCCAGGAGTTTTCTCAGCTCTTTGGAGTGCGCACGCACCCGGCCAGCCGGGCGGTCGACCACTGGGAGCTGGCCGGGCACCGGGGCGGGTTGGTGGCTGCCGGCGTGGGCGGGCCGATCACCGGCCACGGCGCGCTGTTGGGCATCATCGACGATCCGTTCGAGAACTGGGCGCAGGCACAGAGCGAGCGGACCAGGGACAACGTCTGGGAATGGTACCGGAGCACGTTTAGGACGCGCATCTGGGAAGAGGGCGCGATCATCCTGATTATGACCCGGTGGCACGAGGACGACCTGGCGGGCCGGCTGCTGGCACACGATCCAGGCGCGTGGACGGTGTTACGCCTGCCGGCTTTGGCCGAGAGCCAGGCGGAGCGGGACGACGCGTGCCGGCGGCTGGGACTGGCGGCGGGACAGCCCGATCCACTGGGCCGGCAGCCGGGCGAGGCCTTGTGCCCGGGGCGATTCAGCGAGCAGGCGTTGGCCGAAATCGCCGGCGACGTGGGGACGTACGTCTGGTATGCAGAATACCAGGGCACGCCGCGGGCGCTGGAGGGAAACCGTTTCAAGCGGAGCTGGTTCGAGATCGTGCGCGCAGCACCTCGGCTGCCCGGCCAGCTGGTGCGTTACTGGGACAAAGGCGGCACGCGCGGAGCCGGTGCGTTCACGGCGGGCGTGCTGATCGGGTATTGGGGCCAGGTGTACATTGTCCTCGACGTGGTGCGGGGGCAGTGGAGCGCGGGCGAGCGCGAGGTGGTCATTCGGCAGACGGCGGAACTGGACCGGGCGCGGTGGGGCGAGGTCGAGGTCTACGTCGAGCAGGAGCCAGGCAGCGGCGGCAAAGAGAGCGCAGAGAATACGATCAAGAATCTGGCCGGATTCGCCGTGTTTGCCGATCGGCCGACAGGGAGCAAGGACGTGCGGGCGGAGCCGTTCGCGGCCCAGGCCGAGGCGGGAAATGTGAAATTGCTGGAAGGGGCGTGGAATCACGCCTACATTGAGGAGCTGGCCGCGTTTCCGAACGGGGCATATATGGACCAAGTCGATGCATCGAGCGGAGCGTTCAACAGGTTGGTACTCAAACCCAAGTACGCGGCACCTGGAACGGTGAAATATGTCTGAGGACCCATACGATCCGACATCTATGCTGGACTCACTTTCGACGGAGGACAGCGACCGGCAGTCGCATTACGTGGCGTGGCGGGAGTATTACGACGGCGACCACAACACGCAGCTAACCGAGCGGCAGCGGCGTTACCTGCAGGTCAAGCTGGGCGACGAGTTCAACGCCAACCATTGCCCGACGGTGGTCGACGCGGTGTCCGAGCGGCTGCACGTGACGGGGTTCAAGTCGGCAGATAGCAGACTGGCCGAGCGTCTGTGGGGGTGGTGGCAGGACAACCGGATGGACGCCTTGCAGGGGATCGTCCACCTGGCGGCGGTACGCGACGGCGATGCATACTTGATCGCGGAGTGGGACGAGGACGAGGGGCGGCCTGTGTTCTCGGACGAGCTCGCCTACGATGGCAGCGAGGGCGTGCGCGTGCATTATAGCAGCGAGCAGCGCCGGCGGATCGCGTTTGCGTCCAAGTGGTGGGAGACGGAGATCGAGGAGAGCGGCGAGGCGCAGGCGGCGAAGCGGTGTAACCTGTACTATCCAGACAGGATCGAAAAGTACGTCTATCTCCAGACAGAGGCCGGCGGGCACTGGCAACCATATCGCGAGGACCCAGCCGATCGCTGGCCGATTCCGTGGGTAGACGAGGCAGGGAAACCGCTGGGCGTGCCAGTGGTGCATTTCCGCAACAAAGGCCAGGGTTACAATTATGGGCAGAGCGAACTAAAGAGCGTGGTGCCGCTACAGAACGCGCTGAACAAGGCGATCATCGACTTGCTGGCAGCGGCCGACACGACCGCGTTTCGCATCTTCTGGATGATCGGGGACGATCCGAGCGGGCTAGAGATCGCGCCCGGGTCGTGGGTATTCTCGAAGCGACCACCGAGTGGCGAGCAAGGCGCGGCGATGGGGTTTTTCCCAGGCGAGAACCTGCAGCCGCTGATCTCGTTCTCTGACGCGTTTGTGATGGAGATCGCGCGCGTGTCGCGGACGCCGATCTCGTTTTTCCAGGTCAGCGGGCACCGGCCGGCGGAGGGCACGCTGAAACAAGAGGAGGTGGGGCTCGTCGCCAAGGTCAAGCGCTGCCAGGTCGCGTTTGGCAACGCCTGGGAGGATGCCATGCGGATGGCGGTGCGCTTGTACAATGCGTTTGGCGCGCAGGTGCCAGGCGAACAGTTGGACGCGATCGCGCAGCTCGATACGCTATGGGCAGACCCAGAGACGCGCAACGCGCGCGACCACCTGGAGGCGCTGAAACTCAAGGCTGAGCTGGGCGTGCCGGTCGAGACGCTGTGGGGCGAGATGGGCTACAGCGCGCAAGAGATCGCAGAGATGCGCGCGCAGCGGGGCGAGGAAATGATGGCGCAGAGCAACCTGGGCGGGGAGCTGCTGCGGGCGTTTGAGGGCGGTTACACCGGGGATGGGTTTGGGGGGCAGACGAACGACGAAGGACGAGGGACGAACGAGCGCGAGCCAGAAGAGACGGCCGAGGCTGAGGAGATGGCCGAGTAATGCCTGGCCCTACTCCGCTGGTCGTCGAGCTGTCCAACCGGTTCCGGGCGCAACTGTTGGCCCGGGAGCGTGCGGCGGCGACAGCGATGGTCCGTTATTACGGAGAGACGTGGCGCCGGCTGCAGGCAGACATTGCCGCGCTGCGGGACCAGATCGAGGCTATGCGCCAGCGTGGCGAGGACGTGAGCCAGGGGCGCATCTGGCGGCTGGAGCGGATGCAGGCGATCCAGCGCCAGGTCGAGACAGAGATGGCGCGTTTCGCCGAGTTTGCGGACGGGCAGATCACGGACGGGATGCGCGAGGCGATCATGGCCGGAGAGCGCAACGCGAGAGCCTTGCTGGAAGGGATGTACCCGCCAGGATCGATCACGGCACGGTTTGACCGGATGGCGCGCGGGGCAGTCGAGCAACTGGCGGGGTTTCTGCAGAACGGGATGCCGCTGGAGAACTTGTTGCGGCAGGCGCTGGGGGACGCGGCCGACGATTTTGCCAAGGCGTTGGTGCGGGGGCTGGCGATGGGATGGAACCCGCGCCGGCTGGCTCGAGAGCTGCGGGACAGGTTCGGGATGGGCCTGAATCGGGCGCTGAGCATCTCGCGTACGGAGATGCTGCGGGCGTGGCGCACGGCGACGCTGAACAGCTACAGGGCGAGTGGGCTGGTGAAAGAGTGGGAACGATGCGCAGCGCACGATCGGCGGACGTGTCTGGCGTGCATTCTGCTGGACGGAAAGCGGTACAGCCTCGACGAGGACATGGACGACCACGTAAACGGCAGGTGCTGTTTACTGCCAGTGACCAAGGGCTACAGAGAGCTGGGCATCGACGTCCCAGAGCCGGACTTTTCGCGCGAGATGGGCCGGGATTGGTTCTTGCGGCAGAGTGACGAGGTACAGCGTCTAATGATGGGTGTGGGGCGTTGGCAGGCGTGGAAAGATGGGCGATTTGAGCTGGACGACATTCCGCACAAGGTGACGGATCCGATCTGGGGCAACAGTTGGGTGCCGAGGGCGCTGTACGATCTGTTGGGTGAGGATGCGCCGGTGGGGTCGTATGCGGGGTGGCTGGCAAGGCAGAACTGATGGCTGAGTACACGGATGGAACCTGGAGCAGCCCGGAGAGCGACCTGGACGCAGCGGCGTTTTGCAGCGTGTGCTTGATCGACACGAACCCGAGTGGGCAAGAGAAGGTCAAGGCGCTGTGCAAGCTGCCGATTCGCGGACAGCCAGGCGGGCCGATCCACAAGGGCGCACTGCGGGCAGCGGCCGGTCGCATCTTCCAGATGACCGGCGTGTCGGCAGACGACAAACGCAAGGCGGCGCGCAGCCTCGTGCGGAACATGCGGGCAGCGGGGATCACGGTGACGAGCACGGCGCTGCTGCGGCTGGCGGGGATGCGGGAGCGGTGAAGGCGCGCGGCGGGTGGGGCTGCGTGGCGATATGCGCGATGGTCGCGATCGCGTTGCTGCTCGAGATGCTCGCGCTCATAGGGCTGGAAATGGGAGTAGGCTAGGTGGCTACCTACAAGACCGACATTTGCACGAGCGCGGACAATGCGCCGACAGTGACGAACCTCGTGGCGCACTGCCAGGTATGTGGCACGCACTGGCAGGTGAGAAGCGAGAATCGGGACGATACCAAGGGCTGCTCGTTATGCGATGCGCCAGAGAGCGCGATCGTGATAGCGAGCGAGCGGCCGGCCTATGGCGGGACGGTGGTGTATGAGTAGAGCGATCGCGTGGGTGCGGGCGACTGTGTCGCTGGCGCTGTTCCTGGTGGTGCCCAAGATCGTGCGGCTGGCAACGTGGTTGTGGCCTCCAAACGGGGAATACTACCGGCGCGGGCTGGCGCGGGGGCTGAGCAAGTGAGCGGAGAGCTGACGCTGGAGCAGCGAATTACACGCCTCGAGGAGCAAGAGGCCAAACGCCAAGCGCGATGGCGTACACTGATACTGTGCATCCGCCAGGTGCTGATCATGGCGCTGGGCGGGATCGAGGATCACGAGCAAATGGAGCGCAGCATTGTACCCCGGAGGAAAAGGTGAGCGAAAACGAGAACAAGCCGCTGAATGACTATATCAGTATCAAGGAATTTGAGGGCGTCGAGCAAGCTATCGCCGGAACGATGATTATGGCGCGCTATGCATGGGCCTTTTACAAGGCTTTGCGCGACGAGGGCTTCGACACCGAACAAGCGATGGACTTGCTAAAGTTCTCATTGCGCAGGCTCGGGCTGGGCGCATGAACGGTTACACGCTCTACATCTCGGGCCAGGTGACCTGGTTTGCGTTTGGGTTTTTGGCAGCCAGCGCGTTGTGGGTTGGGTTGAGCGTGATCATTGCTCTGGATGCGAAAAAGCGAAAGGCTGCCGCCAGGAGTGTGACGGGCAAGTGACAGGCGCGTGACCGCCTGATAACAGAATCGCTCACTGAGTTTTCAGCGGGCACTTTTGGGACCAGGGATGCAAATCCCCGGCCCAGAGGTGCCCGCTTTTTTTTGTTTTCCGCCCCACACGGGGCTTACGTGACGCACACGGTAAAAAGCGGGAGGCACAAGAGAAATGTCTGAGGATCAGACGACCGGGGCCGCACCGACTGGTGCGGGTGAGGCGCAGACCCAAGCGGGGACGGCAGGGACGCCGACCGCAAACGCGACTGGCGGCGGGCAACAGCCAGGGGAGAGCGCGCGCACTTTTACGCAGGAGGACTTGAATCGCATCGTGCCACAACGGGCCGAGCAGATGGCGCGGCAGCTCTTGCGCGAGCGCGGATTCGAGTCGGTGGATGATCTCGACAAGCGCCTGCGGGAACTGGACGAGTTCAAGCGGGAACGGCAGACCGAGCTGGAAAAAGCGCAGGAAACCGTACAACGAGCGACGGAGCGCGCGCAGCGAGCGGAGACCGAGCGAGACGAGGCGATCCAGAAAGCGCAGAGCACCTTGATCCGGGCAGCGCTGATGGCGGAGGCATCCGCGCTAAACGTGGCGCACCCCGAGGATGCTTACCACCTGGCCGACCTGGCAGGTGTGGCGATCGGCGAAGACGGGATCACGGTGACCGGCGCGGCGGATGCGGTCAGGGCTTTGGTCGACGACGGGCGTCTGCCGCTGCGAGGCAAGCCGCCCGCGCCCAAGCTGGATGGCGGGGCGGGAAGCGGAGAGCGGAGCGACGGCGGGCCACAGCTCACGGCCGAGGAGCTAGAGATCGCGCGCAAGTTGCGCGTGAGCCCGGAAGAGTACGCAAAACACAAACAGTAGGCGGGTGGTGGAAACGCCCGCCATACGGAGGTATACCTAAATGGCAAGCAGAGGCTTTGAATTTGCCTATATGCTGGACGGATCCAACGCCACGCCACTGATCAAGGACTGGCCGATGGCGGCAGACACCGGTGGCTATAGGGTTGGAGACCTGCTGGTCCTCGACACCGCCGGGCGGGCGGACAAGGGCGCAAACAACGCCGGCGAGGTGTTCGCAATCTGCCAGCAGAGCGATACCGCGAGCGTCGCGGAGGACACAGAGCTAAAAGTGGCGATCGTGACGCGCGGGCAGGTGTGGCGCTGCTCGATGGACGCCTCGAGCACGGCGATCGTCGCCGGGTATGACAAGACGGTCGACATTGTCGATCACAACACCGTGGACGCGGACGGAAGCGGGTCGGGCGCACTGATCCTGTTCGACACCGGTACCGACGACGATGGTAACGTCCTGGCATACGTGGCATTCAACAACACCACGTTCCACGGGACCAGCTAGGCCGCTGGGGGATAGAGGAGTAAAAGACGATGGCAATCTCTGAGCATTTTGGAGAACTTCTTGAACCGGGACTGAGGGCGGTTTTTAACCTCACGTTCTCGGAGTTGACGGCGGCCTCGCGGATTCCGATGTTGTTCAACGTGATCCCGTCCAGCAAGGCGAGCGAGTACTTTCTCGGTGTCGGCGGGATGAGCGACTGGAACGCCTACGAGGGCGCGATCGAGTACGACGACCTGGAGCAGGGCTACAAGACCACCCTGACGCATACCGAGTACGTGCAGGGGTTCAAGGTCGAGCGGAAACTGGTGGACGACGACCAGTACAACATCATCAATGCGCGGCCGGCGCAGTTGGCCATGAGCGCGGCACGGACCCGCGAGAAACACGCGGCGTCTGTGTTCAACAACGCATTCAGCACCAGCTATACCGGCGGCGACGGGCAGCCGCTGTGCGAGAGCGCAGGGCACCCGTACAGTCCGAGCAACGCGAGCACGCAGACGAACGAGTATACCACGGGCTACTCGCTGACCTACGACAACGTGGTGACGGTTCGCCGGCTGATGCGCGAGTTCAAGGACGACCGCGGCCAGTTGGTGGCGATCAACCCGGACACGCTCCTGGTCCCGCCTGAGCTGGAGGAAACCGCCAACCAGATCGTCAACACGATGAACGGCGGGTCGCCGCAGGTGCCGGGCCAGGTCAACTACCAGGACAACATCGTGCAGCGATGGGGCACGCGGGTGATCATGTGGGATTACCTGACCGATGCCAATGCGTGGTTCATGCTCGACTCGCGGTTGGCCAAGATTCACCTGTTGTGGATCGACCGGGCGCCGCTCGAGTTTGCGATGGACCCCACCAGCAGCTACCGGCTGGAGGCGCGATACCGCGGGTATATGCGCTATTCGTACGGGTGGTCTGACTGGAGATGGATCGTCGGCTGCAACCCGAGCTAGTAGCATTGTAGCGGGTCGCAGGGCCACCGGGGGCGGGTTTCTCTCCTTTTCCCGGCCCCTAGCGGCCCGCTTGCAAGAGGAGGTCCAATAGAATGGACGAACGAGTGAAAAAGTGGATCGGGTACGCGCTCATTGCCGTGGCGGTGATCATCGCGGGTTTTTTGGGCGTCAGTTATCCGATGCCGGATATGCCGATCGGCGCGCGGGGCGTGATGGACGTGATCGTGCCCACCTACGCGCTGACGGCTACTCCCGGCTTTGTGGTCAATAACAAGAGCGCGAGCGCGGTCGGCCTGCAGGTGCAAGACGACGGGACGCCGGTCTATAACGTCAACGCAGATGGCAGCATCGCGCAAACCGGAGACCAGACCGTGACCGGGCGCGTGATCGTGGCGGGGCCGACGACGATCGCTACGGCACAGGCCGCGCTGGACGTGTCGAATGCGGGCGTCGGCGAGGTGGCCGAGTTCAACGACGGAAGCACCGAGCTGATGGGCATTCGCAACGGCGGCGGTGTGGTCGTGACCGGGCCGACGGCTGTCGCGACGGCGCAGCCGGCCCTGGTGGTGGACAATGCGGGCGTGTCCCAGGTGTTCTCGATGCGCGATGGCGGGAGCGAGATCATCGGCGGGCGCAACGGCGGCGGCGTGGTGGTGACGGCCCCGACGGCGGTCGCGACGGCGCAGCCGGCGTTTGTGGTGGACAGCCCGGGTGTCTCGAACCTCCTCGAGGTGCGCGACGCAGCCACACCGGTGGCCTACGTGCCCAACGGCGGCGGGCTGCGCGTAGATGGCGGCATGACCAACATCGGCGGCGGCACGTGCGGCGTCGCGGATGGCGACAACGACGTGTGCATCGCCGGCGTGCTTGAGGTCGACGACGAGGCCGAGTTTGACGGCGCGATCGATGCAGATAGCACCTCGAACTTTGCCGACACGGCGACGTTCAGCAAGGGCAGCGGCGACGCGGTCATCATCTCGGCGGGCGGGACCCTGTCTCTCCCTGCAACGGCAGACCTGGGCGCGCTTGGGTACGTGTACATTGGCAATGGTACGCCAAACGGTGCGGTCACGGCGGGCACCGACGAGCAACTGTACTGCGAGGGCGCTTTGGAGGTGGACGGCGCGGCCGATATTGCCGATACCGCGACGTTTAGCAAGGGCAGCGGCACCGCGCTCTCGGTCTCGAGCGGTGGCCTGGCCGTGTTCAATGGCGGGGCCGAGGTGAATGGCACCCTGACGCTCCAGAACGACGAGACGATCGTCAACTCGACCGACGGCACGATCACGATGACTGTGGCGTCGGCAGGGCACGTGGCGATCTCGACCGGCAACTTTGCGGTAGGTAACCCGGCTACGGCCGGGGAGACGATGAACGGGAACGATGCCTACGTCGAGGGCACGATGGAGGTGGACGGCGCGGCGTACTTTGACGGGGCCGTGGACGCAGACAGTACCGCTGACATCGCCGACACGCTGACTCTGAGCAAGGGGAGCGGTACGGCGCTATCTGTGAGCTCGGGCGGGTCTGTGGCGGTGGCCAGCGGGGACGTGACGATCTCTGGTGACAGCTCGAACGGGAACGCGGGCACGCGTAACGAGTTCATCGGCCTGCCGCGGATCAGAATGAAGGGGCTGGACCAGGGCACCAACGGGGCCGCGGCCGGCAAGACGGTGGACCTGGACGACGATACGCCGAGCGGTGAGTTTGTGGCGAGTGACGCAGACGTGACCGTCTCGGACGATGCGACCTACTATCAAGAGGGCGCGGCCTCGCTCAAGATCGCTTTTTCGACGGACTCGGACGAGGGCGACGGGGCGCACGACGCAGTGGCGAACCTGGACTGGACAGACGACGAGTCGATGGGGTTCTGGTTCTATGCGGACCGGACGCTGACAGCGGGCGACCTGGTGGTTGACCTGACGGACGACGGCGGCTCGCAGAAAACCAACATACCGGCCTATGCGACGGCGAACACGTGGGTGTGGGTGGAGATCACCCTGCCGGCAGGGAACGCGGACAAAGACGTGATCTCGGACATCTCGTTCGAGCTGAGCGCGGCCGGGGCGGCTGTGGCCGCGGGCGGGGCGTTCAACGTGTACATCGACGCAATGTACAAGTGGGACTCGACCGAAGAGGACGCGTTGGGCGCGGCGATCCTGGACCACGGCGTGCTGGGGGTGGTGGACACGGAGAACGGGGACGACTTGGTGCTGTACACGGAGTACTTTGTGCACTATGAGAGCGGGAACGACTATATCGTGTGGATCACGGACGAGTCGGCTTCCGACATCTTGGTGCTGTACGCGTACTAGACGAGGGCAGGGGCAGAGGGATATACCCTCTGCCCCACAGCGAGGTGGGTATGGGCTACATTGTGACAAATCCAGACGGGCTCCAGTTTGGCCACCTGGGCAAGGCGTTCCGGTGCGGAGCGACGCTGGGCGAGGGGCAACTTTCGTCCGATCTGATCGAGAGGCTGCTGGCAGAGGGCGCGATCAGGCGCAATGCGCGCGCGCTGAAAGAGCCACCGGGCACGCCCGAGGCAGCGATCGAGGTGCAGCAGCAGCCGGCAGCGACGCAGAGCGCGGTGGCGTTTGCGGCCGCGCACGACCTGGACCTGGACGCGATCACGGGGTCAGGCCGCGGGGGCAAGATCACGCTGGCAGACGTGCGGGCGGCGGTGGAGGCAAGCGATGGTACTGAGTAGAGAGCACACGATCGTCGAGGCGAGCTATACGCGCCTGGCGAACACAACGCAGTACGCGGCAGACGATGCGTTCAGTGATGGCACAGCCTCGTTTAGCGCGCTGGCGTTTGCCAAGTGCGCGCGGCTGGTCGGGCTGGGCGGACGTATCCTGGGCGTGTCTGTGATCGGAACGGCAAACCAGAGCACCAAGCCGGCGCTGGAACTGTACTTGTTTGACGACAGCGTGACGGCGACGGCGGATAACGCCGAGTTCACGCTGACGGACGCGGATGCCGCCAAGTGCATTGGGGCGTATGTCATTGGAACGGCGAACTGGAGCGATCTGGACGTGACGGCGGGCGCGAATGGAAACAGCTATGCGACGCCGACTAGCCCGGTGCCGGCGCGGGCGTATCGCTGCCAGGACACGAGCAAATCGCTGTACGGGCTGGTCAAGGTCACGAACACGTACACGCCGGTTTCGGGCGAAAAGCTGACATTCCAGCTACATCTCGAGCAGGATTAGGGCGATGACGTTCACGTATGCAGGCACGTTGGCCACGAACCTGGACAAAGTGCGCTACTATCTCCAGGATACGACCAGCGGCGCAGGCCCCAAGCCGGGTGACGGGAACTTTACAGACGCCGAGTTGACGGGCCTGATCACGGTAGAGGGCTCGTGGCAGTGCGCGGTTGCGGCGGGGTTCGAGACGCTGGCGGCAGCGTGGCGACATTATCCGAGCTTCCAGGCAGACGGGCTGCGCCTGGACCGGACGGCGATCGCGGATGGGTACGCGGCGCAGGCTCTGCAGTGGCGCAAGCGGCATGGGGCCAGTGGGGGCGGAGCGGGGTCGAGATCGGTAACGCGCGTAGATGGGTACAGCGACGACGTGGACAACGTGACGGATTGACGGCACAGGTCGGGTGATTCGGCTTAGGATCATAACCGTAAATGTGCACCATGGCCCGCGCGGATGCGTAGGCCAAGCAAAAGGAGCAAGGCGAGATGGCACTGAGAATTCTCTGGACGGGCGCGAGCCCTTGGACAAACAGCGGTTATGGTAAACCGGGGCGCTACCTGTTTCCGCGCTTGAGCGAGGCGGGGCACCAGAACGCGCTGGCGTGCTTTTACGGCTACCAGGGCGCAACGACCATGACGCAAGTCGACGGCACGCCGCTGCGCATCTTTGGCATGGCGCGCGATCGGTTTTTCAACGACATCATCGAGTTTCACGCGCGGTCGTTCGAGGCGGACGTGGTGATCAGCTTGCAGGACGTGTGGCTGCTGGAGAACTGGGGCACGCCACGCGGATTTACGTGGTGCCCTCGCTTTCCGATCGACACGCACCCGATCAGCAGCGCGATCTTGAAAGCGATCGACGGCGCGCATACGCCGCTGGCGCTCACTCAGTGGGGCCGCGGCGAACTGCTCAAGAACGGGTGGCCGCAGGCGCGGTATATCCCGCATGGGGTGGACACGGAAGTGTACCGTCCGCGCGACCAGCAGATTGCGCGGCAGTCGCAGGAGCTGCCGGACACATTCACGGTCGGGATGGTCGCCGCCAATTCGAGCTACCCGAGCCGCAAGAGCTTTGTCGAGATTTTGCAGGCGTGGCAGCGATGGCTGGCCGGCGGCGGCGAGGGCGTGCTCTACATCCACACTACGCTGACGCCAAAGCGCCAGGATGGGCTCGACTTTCCAAAGTTGCTCGAAACCATGAGCGAGATGGGACCGCCAATGGAGTGGAGCACGGTGGACGATCCAGAGGAGCCGCGCCACAATCGGGCGACGGTGCTCTTTCCGTGCCAACATCGCATGTGGTGTCACGCATACGACGACCAGGCTCTGGCCGAGATCTATAACTGTTTCGACGTGTGTATGCACCCGTCGATGGCGGAGGGGTTCGGGATTCCGATCATGGAAGCGCAGGCGTCGGGCGTGCCGGTGATCACGCTGGGCTGTACGAGTATGCCCGAGCTGACGTTCTCGGGACAGTGCCTCCCGGTCGAGCAGTGGCAGTGGGAGCCACAGGGCGGCTGGCGCGGCGTGGCCCCGGTGGACAAGCTGGTCGAGGCAATCCAGTGGGCGTGGGAGATGCACAAGGGCCAGAAGGCGCGGCAGTACCTGGCAGAGCGGGCGCGCGAGGGGGCCAAGGCGTTCGACTTTAACCACCTGATCGAGACCAAGTGGATCCCGTTTCTGACCAGGCTGGAAGAGGAGCTAAAAGGTGGCTAAACTGCGCGACCGTCCCTGGATGGCAAACAAAGAGATCGAGATTGTACAGTCGATCCTGGACACGCAGCAGCCGGCGCGGGTGCTAGAGTGGGGCGCGGGAGCAAGCACGCTCTACTGGCCCAGGCACGCGCCGTACGTTGAGACGTGGATCAGCATCGAACACAGGCCGGAATACTGGCACGCGGTCAACGTGGCTCTGGACCATGACCGGGCGCTGGGCGAGCGTGTGATCTGCTTGCACAGACCGGAAGAGAGCTATGTCACGCTGCCGGACATCGAGGAACCGTTCAACATGATCCTGGTGGATGGGCAGCGACGGGTGGAGTGCTTGTGGGCGGCGGCGCAGCGGCTGGCGCCACGCGGGGTGTGCGTGCTACACGACGCAGGCCGGCAGAGCTACCAAGATGGCTGGGGCGCGTTTCGGTTTTTTAAGCTGCTCTACCCGGGCGAGATTCCAGATGGACCGGGCAACTACAAGCATCGCGGGGTGGCTGTGTTCTGGAATGACCGATATGTGCCGCGCAAGGGGTGGTGTACGGAGTATGCCTGATGGTGCATAGGCCACATTTCACGCCGGGGCAGTTGGCCGAGTTCGAGGCCTTGGGTATTCCCTACGTGTGCCTGGAGGCGGACGAACTGGGGATCTATAACCGGCTGCTGCGCGAGCGCACACCCAAGACGTGCCTGGAGTGGGGAGCGGGCTGGAGCACGGTCTATTTCCCGAGCCAGCATGGGTGTATTGAGCGGTGGGTGGCGATCGAGCATGACGAGGGGTGGGTGCGGCGATTACAAGCGAAAGGCCTGCCGGAGGCGGTTGACTTGTACCACGCGACGGGTGACGATTACGTATGGGCACCGTTCGCATACACGGCAGAACGCGCGTTTGACTGGATTGTGGTGGATGGCGTGCAGCGTGGGGCGTGTATGCTGGCTGCATCCAAGCTGCTTGCTTTTGGTGGATGCTGCTTGCTGCACGATACTGGCCGCGTCGAGTGCGCACGCTGGTTCGAGGCGTTCGACTGTTGGTCTGTCCTGACCGAGGGTAGCCCGACAGGGCGAGGGATGACGTTGCTGTGGAACGATTGAGACTGCTGCACGCCTCGTCGTCCTACTTGCCCCGGATCGGCGGGTTGCCGTCGTGGGTGCGGGCAGTGTCACACCAGACACACGATGCATTTGAGCATCACCTGATGACGCGCACACGATATGGGCGTACGGCGCACGATGAGTGGCTGGAGATGCCAGCAGGCGCGGATACGAGCGATCCGCGTTTGACGGTGCACCGCTTCCAGGTAGAGCGCGGGTACTGGTCGGACGAGATGCTGGGTTTTTGCCAGACGTTCGAGTATGACGTGCTGGTGATCCACAGTACAAACCCGCACCTGCTGGAGCTGGCCGAGCCGGCGCACGCGGCGGGGCGCGAGGTGGTCTTTTGCCCACAGACGCCGACAGAACACACGATTGCGCAGCTGCTGGCCAACGTGGATCGGATGATCGTGCTGCTGCCCTCGTGGGCGGAGCATTTCAGCGGGCGGCACAAGTTCGGCGGCGCGATCAAGGTGCTGCCGCGACTGGTGGACGTTGGGTGGTTCGAGCGGCGAGCGACAAAGGACAGCGGGCCAAGGCGGCTGCTGTACGTGGGTCGGTTCGCACCGGGCAAGCGAGTGCGGGCAGTGATCGAGGCGTTTGCAGAGCTGCGGGCGACGGGCGAGGCACACACGTTGTACCTTGTGGGCGCACCGGATGACGTACAGCGCGACATGCCGCCGATCGAGGACGCGATCCGCCGGGCGCGCGCAACGGGCTCGGTGACGGCCTCGCGCGCAGACACGATCGAAGAGTGCGGCACGGCATACGGGCACGGCGACGTGCTGGTGTCGGCAAGCACGAGCGAGACATTCTGCCAGGTGTTCCTGGAGGCGCTGGCAAGCGGGCTAGCTGTGGTGACCACGGCAAAGGGCGGATGCCGGGAGTGGGCGTGGCCGTTTGTGACATTCGTGGACAGGCCAGAGCAGTTAGCAGATGGCGTGCGCGTGGCGCGGGCGCTGGGCGGGGCTGAATACGACGAGTTTGTACGTGAGTTCTCGTGGCAGGCGCGGCGAGGGGAATGGGAGGGAGCAATTCGTGGATAGACTGGGCGTAGCGATTATCTCGTTTGACAGGTCGCATTATCTGCGGCGGTTGCTGGGCTCGCTGGCGCAGTGCACCGGGGCCGAGTGCTGTACGTTTCACCTCTGGCAAGACGGGGCGGTGAACCGATTCTCGGGTGTACGTCACGCCACAGATGCGGCCATAGACGCCAGCGTGCGCACGTTCGAGCGGTGCGGGCTGCCACGCAAAGAGGCGCACGTGCAGCCGGACAACGTGGGGATCGCGATCAACCAGTTCGAGGCATACGAGTGGATGACGGAGCGCTACGAGTACGTGCTGGCGATCGAGGACGACGTGGTGGTGTCACCTCACTGGCTGCGCCTGTGTAACGTGCTGATCGCACAATTGGAGAGCGGGCAGAGATCGCTGGCGCGCAAAGGATGGGACGAGGTCTTTGGGTTCTCGCTGGGGTTCAAGCGGAACTGCGGCAAGGGCGAGATAGCGCAGCACCTGGGCGAGATTCAGCTAGGGACGCCGCACTGGTGGGCGGAGTGCTTTCCGTCCGAGCATTGGCGCAAGATCCGCCCGCACTTTTTAGAGTATTACGCGCTGGTGCGCGAGCGGGACTACCGGGACACGCCGCATGCGGCGATCATCGACCTGTGGCGGCGCAAGGGATGGAAGCAGAATGCGACCAGCCAGGATGGGGGTAAGGACATGGCGGTGCACTCGGCCGGCCTACAGCGCGCGGTGTGCGTGGTGAACCGGGGAATGAGCATTGGACGGAACGGGATGCACTTTACGCCAGAGCAGTTCGCGCGGCTGGGGTACGAGGACCAGAGACCGTACGTGTTTGGGAGCGACGCGACGCGGGAGCGGTTCGAGTGGGTATAGAGCGGCGTGCATTTCTCGTCCTCGGCCCAGAGTCCTCGGGCACGCGGCTGTGGACGCGGATCCTGATGATGTGCGGGTGCTATGGCGACGGCGGGCACAGCCAGCGCCTGGATAGCTTAGCTCTGCCAGATGAGCCGCTGCTGGTATGGCGGCGCAGCCTGCCGCATGCCAAACAGTGGCCAAACGTGCAAGCGATGGCGCGCAAGTTGCGGGAAGGCAGGTACACGGTGCACGCGCTGGTCTGTATGCGAGACTGGTGGGCACTTTTGCGCTCGCAGGTACGCAATGGACACGTGGAGTCGGTCGAAGATGCTGCCACGAACGCGCAAGAAGCGTATCGTCGCATATTCGCCGGGTTGGGCAAGGCCAGCACGTCGTACACGGTGTGCAGTTACGAGAGCCTGGCGCAGCGGGGCGCGGTGATGATCGGCAAGCTGCTGCCGTCTTGGGAGCTGACGCCACCAGATCACTGGGCGGAAGAGTTCTTTGACGGGAACGAGAAACACTACAGGAGCACGTGGTGAGCCTGAGCACACTAGAGCTGGCGCAGCTGCGCGCGGACCAGGGAGATTACTTTCCAGATACCTGCTCATTTCAGGCTGTAGCCAGCACGAGCGACGGGCAAGGCGGATGGACAGAAGCGTGGAGCGACACGGCGACCAGCGTCGCGTGCCGGCTGGCGCCGCGCGTTGGGTCTTTCGGCGAGGCGATGTCAGGCAACCAGGTGGCAAGCCAGAGCGCTTGGGTGCTGCACGTAGCGCACGACCAGGACGTAGACGCGGAGTGGCGCGTGGTGCACGAGGGGCTGACGTATGAGATTGTTCAGCTCGAGGCGACACACAGCAACCGAACGGCGCGACAGGTGATGCTGCGGAGGCTGGAATAGTGGCGGGGCCGACGATCAAGATTCGGATCGACGACAGCGAACTGCAGCGCTTGATCCGCAAGAGCAAGGGCAAGGCGGTGCGGTTCGTGGCTGATGGCGTGGAATACGGGTTGTTCCAGGAAATGGGGACAAGCCGGATGCCGGCGCACCCGTTTATGCGGCCCGCAGTGGAGGCGGTGCGGCCAGGGTTCGCGCGCGCGTTCGAGCAGGTGACGACGATCGAGCAGGCAGAGGCAGTGGTGGAAAAAACGGCGCGAGATGTGGAGCGGATCGCA